AAAATAAAAAATGAAATAGAAAAAATAAAAAATGAAGAAACAGAATTAATAGAAAAATTAAAAAAATTAAAAATAAAAGAAACAAATTTATTAGACACTGAAAAAAAAATAATAGAAGAAATAAAATTATCGGAAAGAGCAAAAAAAATACATGATGATGCTATGAAAAAAATAAAAGAAAATCAGGAAAAAGATCAGGAAGAAAATCAGGAATATGACGAAAAATATACATTGCCGAACATATCAAAATTAATAGAAGAAATAAAATTATCGGAAAGAATATCAAAATTAATAGAAGAAGCGAAAAACTTCAGAAAACTTCAGAAATAAAAGAATTATAAATTTTTTAACATAATTTGTTAAAAAAATAATTTAAAAATTTTTAGATTACAATATTTCGTTTTGATAATAATTCTCTCAAACACGGATGTCTGACTTCATATACTTTGACTTTTTCCAATTGCGGAATTGGTTTTAATTTTACATTTAGAATAGAATTTAATTGCGCTTTATTCAAATTTCTCAAATCAACTTTTTCAAAAAATGGAGGTGCATTTCTAGAAGGATTAGGAACAATATCTTTTACAGGAGTTAAATTAACAGATTTCAAATCATTAATACTAACAAAACCTACTTTAACAAATTCGTCATTATTATCTTGTTTTTCTTCTTTTGTGGAATAAAAATTATAAAAATAATTATAATAATTATGTAATAGATTAAACATATTTTTCTTTTATAAAAGAAAATTTTAAATCAAAAATTATTCTTCTAACAACCATTCAAAAAATCCACAACCATTATTCCATGAATCATCTTCATTCTTTGTTGAATTTGCACATTTAAAAAAAATTTTTCCGTAATTTTTATTATTTTGGTTCGATGTTCTTTCAATACATCTTTTTTTTTCAGGACAATAACAATAAGGAAAATTATTTTTACATTCATTTGAACAGAATCCTTCTTTACTAAATTTGCTTCTTTTATTTGGAACTTTGTTATTACAATATTCTCGTAAGCATTTAAGTTTTAAATATTCTTTTTTAAAATTATTTGATTTTTCTATCTCAATTTCGATTTCATGATCTTCTGCAATAGAAAATTTTGTAACACATTCTGAACCAATTTTGAACGTCAAACCGGACTTTATATGTTTTTTAAAGAATATCAGTTTACAATTACTTTGTGAACATATACAATCTTGATACGAAACATATTCTTTATATGATATATATTCCCAACCTGAAAAAATTAAATCTTCACCAGTCATACTTTTAATTATATAACAAAGTTCATCGAATTTGTTTTTATTTAATAATTTTTGTTTTGGTATTCTATAATAATAATCATCATCTTTATCGTAATCCATTATTTCTTTTAAATTATCGGGTATTTTATCCATTACAAAATAAATAAAGAATTAATCAATTTTTTTTCAATTTTTTTATGGCATTAATTTTGGTTCTTCATCCGGTGGTGGTGGAAAATTAAGATGAGAAAATTCTAATAGTTTTGCATCAATCATTTGTAGTAAAGTTTGAATATCACAACCGAATTTTAAATCTAAAACATAAGTTTCACGTAAATTCATCAACCCATTTTTAGAATCTCGTAAATCAGATATTAAATTTTTACACATAATTTGTTCAGATAATTTACTTGAATGACCGTAAAATTTCAATATTTCAAAACTTTTGTTTATCGTTTCAGTAATGAAAGCAAAAGTTTTGACACGATTATCAGGAAATAAAGTCCGAAATAATTGTGTGATTAATCCATCGTTTTGAATATACATATAACGAAGATTAATTTTTTCTCCAGTTTGTATTTTTGAAATAAATTTCAATCTGGATAAAGTTTCTCTATGTTCTTCCATTTTAATTATATATATAATTTTATATATAATTTTAAATAATTATTTTTAAAAAAATTTAAGAAAAATTATGTCCAAGAAGTTGTTCCTGAAACTAAATTTTTACTTGCAGGGTCTATACATGCAAATGGAGCACCATTATATGAAAAACATAATCTTGGATTTGCACCTGTTGTTCCTTTTACTTCACCAATACTCCAAGAACCTGTTCCTTTAATAACAAGACCATTAGTTGCATTAGTCATATTTGTTGAAAAATTAGGCGCGGTTGTTTGATTTATTGTTAACATATTTCCTAAATTAATATTTCCTGCACCGGTCATATTACCATTAAGTGTAAGTGTTGAATTATTAGGTACAGTTAATCCATTACTTGCAGTTAACAATCCACTAAAAGTACCTGAACCTAAATTAATATTTCCTGCACCGGTCATATTACCATTAAGTGTAAGTGTTGAATTATTAGGTACAGTTAATCCATTACTTGCAGTTAACAATCCGCTAAAAGTTCCTGAACCTAAATTAATATTTCCTGTTCCGGTCATATTACCATTAAGTGTAAGTGTTGAACTAGTAGGTACAGTTAATCCATTATTTGCAGTTAACAATCCATTAAAAGTTCCAGCTGTAGATGTTAGTCCAGTAGTAAAAGTTCCTGAACCTAAATTAATATTTCCTGTTCCGGTCATATTACCATTAAGTGTAAGTGTTGAATTATTAGGTACAGTTAATCCATTATTTGCAGTTAACAATCCATTAAAAGTTCCAGCTGTAGATGTTAGTCCAGTAGTAAAAGTTCCTGAACCTAAATTAATACTCCCTGTTCCGGTCATATTACCATTAAGTGTAAGTGTTGAATTATTAGGTACAGTTAATCCATTATTTGCAGTTAACAATCCGCTAAAAGTTCCTGATGCACCAGTAAATCCGCCAGTTGCTGATAACATTCCACTAAAATTACCAGTTGTAGATGTTAGTCCAGTAGTAAAAGTTCCTGAACCTAAATTAATATTTCCTGTTCCGGTCATATTACCATTAAGTGTAAGTGTTGAATTAGTAGGTACAGTTAATCCATTATTTGCAGTTAACAATCCATTAAAAGTTCCAGTTGTACCAGTAAATCCGCCAGTTGCTGATAACATTCCACTAAAATTACCAGTTGTAGATGTTAGTCCACCAGTTGCTGATAATATTCCACTAAAATTACCAGTTGTACCAGATAATCCACCAGTTGCTGATAATATTCCACTAAAATTACCAGTTGTAGATGTTAGTCCACCACTAAAATTACCAGTTGTACCAGATAATCCACCAGTTGCTGACAACATTCCACTAAAATTACCAGTTGTAGATGTTAGTCCACCACTAAAATTACCAGTTGTACCAGATAATCCACCAGTTGCTGTTAATAATCCACTAAAATTACCAGTTGTAGATGTTAGTCCAGTAGTAAAAGTTCCTGATGTACCATTTAATCCGCCATCTGCTGTTAATAATCCACTAAAATTACCAGTTGTAGATGTTAGTCCACTACTAAAATTACCAGTTGTAGATGTTAGTCCACCACTAAAATTACCAGTTGTAGATGTTAGTCCACCACTAAAATTACCAGTTGTACCAGATAATCCACCATCTGCTTTTAAAATTCCACTAAAATTACCAGATGTAGATGTTAGTCCATTTGTAAAATTACCAGAATTTGCAGTTAATAATCCGCTAAAATTACCAGTTGTAGATGTTAGTCCACTGGTAAATTCACCACTTCCACTTTCTACAGTTAGACCATTTGTAAATTTTGTAGGTTTGATAAAACTATTATTATTTCCTCCTATAACATTACCATCAATATTTATCGATGTTGTTTTCAATGTTGTAAATGTTCCATCAGTACCAGTAAATGATGATGCACTTACAGAGCCTGAAAATGTACCTGCTCCTGCACTAGAAGACAAATTAGTAACTGTATTTTTCAAATTATCATAATCACTCTTAAATGCTGTTAAATTAATATCATCTATCGTTAAAGTTTTAATATTATCTTTAAAGTATACTACATTATTAAAAGTACCTGTATCAGCGGTAAAATTATTTATTGTACCTGTAGTAGCAGTAAAATTATTTTTTACTGAAAAATCACCAGCGTCATTAACGGCATATGACCTTTCATCGTTATTTGCTTGTGTTATAATATTTCCCATATTTTTATTATTAAAAATAATAAAAAATTACGTAAAAAAAATATTTAATTTTTAAAAATCAACTTAAATTTATATAAATCCTTCAATTCATCCAAAACTTTTCGTCGTATCTTATATCGAAAGTTATATTGTTCTTGGATAAAATCTTTTTTGAACCGATATTTATATCTTTTATCATCTCTATCAAATGCGATATTTAGAATCTCATCAATTGAATTAATTGCTACTTTTAGATAATAAAAGAAATCGACTGTAAGCACATCACTATGTGCGACAAAATAATCTATACTTTCTAATTTATCATATTGTTTGCTTTGATGATTTACAATATCAGAAACCAAAAATTCTAATCTTGAACCTACTTGAACCGGTTGTCCTCTTGACCTCATTTTTTCGGCAAGTTGAACTTGTGCAGGTAAACATTTTTCATAATATTCTTTTTCTGTTTCTGCATTTTTCTTTTTTAACTGTTCATCTCTCTCTTTTTTATCTGTTGGTAATTTAGGCACAATATAATCACCTATTTTCATTTTATTTGAAATAGTTTTTCCGCTATCATCTGTATGTGGGACGCATTCCATGTTATGTGTATTACCGACTGATTTTGTTATTACGAAATCTTTATACGGAAAAGAATTCGAAAACAATTTATTAATTTGTTCTAAAATATAATAGAGAATATCATCTCTATCTTCATTATTAAAAATTTTCATTATAATCTGCTCATATAAATTTCTTACAAATACAGATGTATCTCTACGAGCAAGCAACACTCCTTTCTTTCCAACTTTTTTATCTACAACACCGTCTTCACCGCAAGATTTATACATATATCGCTTTTTTGTTAAGATGAAGAAACGCCAATATATTACTTGTTCGAACTCTAATTTTCGTTTATACCTTTATTTTCATAAAGGACTAGACTATACCTTAAGCCGACACATAATGGCTAATTATGTGTTGTCGACCGACACCCGTTGTTCACATTTATATTTTATTATATTGGTTCTCCAATTTATTTCATCTTCATTTGTCCATTTATTATTTTTTTCCAAATTATCTTTTGCTAATAAAGGTTGTATATTTGACCAATGACAACATTCATAAATTTCTTCTAAATTATTTAAATTAAATTTAGAAACAGGTTTTATATGATCTAAATGAATATTATCAATTGTCATTTCATCAGTCATTTTAGATTTAATATGTTCAAAAAATTCTTTTGCAGAACATCCTAAATATTCTAATGTATGTTTATTTTTTCCAGTATTTTTTAAAATAGTTCTTAGTCTGTTTCTTTGTAAATTTACAAAATGTTTAAAAGGACTGCAAAATTTACAATCATATTTTCTTATTTTATGTTCACATATTCCTTTTCCATTACAATCTAAACAAAAATATTTTGTTTTTTTATGAATACATACTTGTGATCCATTGCAATCTAAACAATATTTTTTATGTTTCATATGTTCACATATTTGTGAACCTTTACAATCAACGCAACTATGTTTTAATTTTTTATGTTCACAAAAAGAACCTTTTCCATTAGAACATTCAAAACAAACTGATTTTCTTTTAGAATGTTTACAATATGATGATCCTCCACATTCTTTGCATAATGATCTGCAAATTTTATGCACACATATTGAACCACCATTACACTCAACGCATAATGTTTTTCTTTTTTTATGCAAACAAAAAAATTGTGGTGTACAATCAATACATACTAATTTTTTATGGATACATCCAGAACATAATGAACAACTATCTTTTCTTTTATTATGTTCACAATTTACTCTTTTTTGTTTTTTATTTTCTTTTTTTGGGTTACATTTAGTGCAACTATACTTATAATTATCATGTTCACAATAAGCAGAAGGATTACAAATTTTACATTTATATTTACCTTTTCCATGTTCACAATTTTTTACCATTCCAATTAATTAATATTCTAAATATTAGAATATATATCTTTAAATTAATTTGTGAAACGAGTCGTTGAACGAGAATCATATCCTTGCCATAACGGAATTAGATTCTTTACGTACGGATTACCCTATTTTTAACGTTATTACTATGCCAGAGGTCATTATCCTTGGTATTATATTTAATTTCTTAAAATATAAGGAGTAGTTAAAAACTATTAAGGGGTTCCCCGATTTTTTGAGGTGTCTTGCCAATTACTGACTAAATAGTTCTTTTAAAACTATTTTTTACCGACTTAATTTAATCGGCTTCGGAAACAGTTTAGAAATTTCATTTGCTACCATTTCTGCATGATCCCATGTTTCTTGGGCTGTTTTTAATTGAGGGAAATGTATATAATTTGAATCTGTCCTTAATACCATATTTTTTCAAATAGGAGTAGACTATATCTTAAGCTTTCGCCCATATCCATTTAGTCGTTGAACCTTCTTCTTTCCATTTTTGGTTAAGAAGCTTGGATGCGGATTAACTTTTTATTTTAATTTTTTACTTCATCAACTATTAATTGATTAATCCATATATGTTTCCATAAATGTTTAGTATTAAAATAACATTAGTTGTCCCCGCAATTTGAATATGTTGCCGAATACATTATCGACTAGCAATGTCAATTATACATTACTGAAACCAGTTGATCTCCATATACTAATTCACCACCATATTTTTCTGGAATCGTTTTAGCTACGATTTCAATATTAGTTCTACCCATGAACGTAGTGCAACATGCTCCAGCCATAAATGGTAAATATCCACGTCTAACTCCCATAGCCCCATACATGCTGTTTGCGGAAATTTTATAAGCCCATTGTCGCTTATCTAAAACATTATTTAACATTGTCAAATCGCTAATTTTTGTTTCATCGTCAATATTTTTAATCATTGAATTGTTTTCCTTAATAATTTTTCTTGTATTTTTACGCGCATCCAATAGATTTTGTAGAATAGTAGGCATTACTCCTTTCGGTTCTTTAAGAAAACGATAATATCTATGAGCACACATCACATTCTTTGTTATTGATTTTACTACTTTTGACCTTTCTTCTATATAAGGTTTTAATTCCTCTACTTTTTTATTTAATTCATCAATTATTTTTTGTTTTGTTGTTTTATTCTTTTTATCATCTCTTTTTTCTCGCAATTTTTTTATTTTCTCTTTTTCGCCATCTATATACTCTGTCAATTTATTTTTCTTAATCACCTTTGGATCGTGACTACAATTATGAACGACTACTCCATTTGCTAAAAAAGAATGATTATCTTTTATTTCAATATCATAGACTTTTTGAATTCCAATATTTCTAATTCCAATAACTTTTAATTCATAAAAAGGTATATCATCAACATGTAACCGCTCCATACAATATATAGATGAATCTTTTGTTTTGTTATTAACAAAAAAACTATACACATTTAAATTTTTTAAATATTGAGCAAATGAAGGGAAATTTGTAGACCAAAAAGTTTTTTTATTTCCATCTCGTGGACGACGGTTAGAATCAATAACGCATTGTACATTTGGAAATGCATAATGTTTATTATAAATAATATCATTTTTACTGATAATTTTATGACCTTCTATAACTGCATCTTTCCATTTCATAGTTTTATGTAATTCCCTAATTATTTCAAATGATTTTTCTCTTTCTTCGAATACTTTGTTCATTAAATTTTTATAAGAACATAAAATATCCAATTTGAAACTTTTATATGTACAATATCTAAAACCAATTTCATCCCTGAATTTTATAACATCATTGACATTGATATTTAAAGTCATTGTAAAACAATCTTTAGCAGAATTTTTTTTATAAGGACCATTTAAATACGACCCAATACCAAATTCTTCAAATAACATTTTTTGCATTATTTCCATAAAATCTTTTAAGTTTTCGATATAATTAAAATTTTTAGATTTACAAAAAGATGGATTAGTATACGTTTTTGTGCTCTCGCAATAATTAGATGTTATACCATCTCCACCAAACATACCAGCTAAAAATTCACGTTTTAAAATTTTTGGACAATTTTTATCTAATATAAATGATGGAAATTTACTTTCTCTACTCATTCTACCACCATATCCATCTCCTAAATTATGTAAATAGCTGTTATGAAATTCATAAGGAACTGTAATATGAAAATAGGTTGAACCATTATCATTTCTATCAACAAATCTATACGCAGGTTTTTTACCGCATATATCTTCAATATCATTAATAACTGAATTGACATCTACAATATCTCCACAATAAATAGTAACTCTATTTTTATCAATACTTCCATCTGTATATATCATTCCAAATAATCTTGAAAATTTACAAAATTTATTTACATTATCCGAATTTTTCATATTTAATTTAATTTCAGCATATTCTAATTCAAAATCACATATATTATCTGCAAATTTTGTTTTTGGATATATTATACTTTTTTTGATTTTTGTTTCATTCAAAGTTATATTTTGTGCTTCAATCCATTCATTTTTAGAAGTCATAATTTTATGTTCAGGTGTGCATTTTAAACTAGAACCATCCTCAAAAAATATTTCAATACAATCTTTTTCACCTTGTTTAAAAAAATTATTTTGTTTTTTATATTCTAATAAATTAGTTTTTTCTGAATGAGATAAAACTAAATTATTATTATTTTCTAAATCTTCGATATTTATCCCATAATTATCTATTGTTATATTTGTATCACTTACAATACAATTTATATGTTCGGCCCAATCAAATACATGACATTTACTATCTGGAATATTTGGGTCGGTGACCAATGTTGAATAATCTATATTGTATGCTATAATAGTTGTAGGATAACTTTACTACTTATAATTTATTATAAGAATAGACTGTATCTTAAGCAAATTCAAGTTTAATAAACTATCATCTACCGACACCCGTGCGGTCGTTGAAGAAGAACCATGTCTAATAAAATAGATTTAGATTCTTTATCTGCGGATTACCAAATTCTTAACATTATTACTATTGGGTACGACTATTAATCGTGGTCCTTTTACTTGTTTCCAAATAAAAGTTAGTAGTTAAGACTATAATGGATTTCCCGTCATTATAAGGTGTCTCGCCGTTATATAAACGACTAGATATTTCTTTTAAAAATATCTTTTCTCGCCCATCTTAAGCGATGCAAAATCAAAGGGAACTACTCTATCATATATTCCTGGAACTGGCGGAAACACGTGCGCACCAGTATATCTTTCATCATCTTTACAAATATATCCATCTTTTTCTACTACTATATTTTTTTCGTAGCAATAACGATATACTTGACTATATACTTTTATTTGTTGTCCTTGTGTAAATAAAGAAAATGGTTGAACTTGACACACCGTTGCCATTTCTGTCAACCCTACCCACGTCTGTAATTTTTCCATTAATTTAACAACGAGAACTGAGTCTTGGACACAATACTTGCCGACTATACTGATAGCTTTTTTCGCTTTTTCACTATAAGTCCCATCTAATTCCTTTTTCGTTCCAATTCTATAACATTTAAATATTCCTTTTACTGATAACGGGTCTTTTGTTTCTCCAATAAAAAAATCAGATACAGTTTTTAACTTGTAATTATCCATTTTGAAATCACGCTTTACTAAAGGTAAAAGGTCTATAAATAATCGTCCTTCAGCTTCAAGAAATTTAAATTCCTGATTTTTATAAGCAGATGAAGACCAAACAATAGTTTTTTCTTTTGCGTGATTATATTTATGAAAACCAAGTGTGTCAAAAATATGATTAACTCTGCCTGGGCGTTTTGAACGTTCAATCATATATGGTATATCGAAATTCAATATATTATAACCAACAATAACATTTGGATTTTCTTTACGTATTAATTCAGTAAATCCAACAATTAATTCTGCCTCATTCAAAAATCGATGAATTATAACTTCTTCACCTACGATGCTTTCTATTGGGTCTCCAAGCGTTAATAAATGCGATTCATGTTCGTTTGACCCTTCACGAGAAAAAATACAAGATATTTGAAATATTTTATCTTCTGGTTTTTCAGCTTTAGGCATTGCACTTGGATTTGATGAATTAACTTCAATATCAAACCCCATTATTTTAGGCAAACCAACAGTTGCTCGGTCGTGTTTTTTCATATTTTTCCAATTGACTTTATATTCTAAATCGCATAAAGTTATTTTATCGTCAGGTGAAGAAATTAAATTACCGACAAAAGTAATCCATCCAGATGTCGGTAAATCTTTAGCTACAGTAAGTTGTAAAATAGGGTCAGCGTCTTGTTCATGCATTCTTAATTTGACGGCACCAATACCAGAAACGATTATATTTTTTTTTTGAATAGTATAAGATAATGATTTATAATCATTTTTGTTAGAAAAAGAACAAAATAGATAAGGAAATTTCTTTCTTGAACCATCTTCGTTTAAATGAGCGCCATATAATTTTTGTTTCCACATCAAACATTTTTTCAATGGTTTATGTTTTCCCATAATTTCATCAATTTTATTACCAAGTAATTGCGCTTTCATATCATTCCACGGTATATGAGTAGGTAATTCGATATATACATAAGGAGTAAAATCATTGATTCTTACGCAAATATTTTCATTATTTTCACCGATACCATAAACACGTATTGCTGTTATATCAGTCTCGCTATCATCAACAAACCAATTATAAGTAAAAAAAGTGTTTCGATTCATGCTTATTTTTTAATATTTTTCATTCTTAAAATTTCAATTTTAATTTTAAGAATTCAATGATTTTTAAAGTATACCAATACTTTCCCTCCATAAGTTTTGGTAATTTTCTGTCGTCGGAGTCGGGGGATTTATCTTCCACCATTTCGAGACGGTGTAGATTATCTTACCGTTTTCGTAAACATCCTCATCATAATAGGTGTCGTACTTTATCAATGACGGATCTGATGGATTTAAATCAAGAGTTGCATTAAATTTCACCTCAAAATCCTGATAAAATGAATCAATTATTCTTAAATTGATATATTCATTTTGTTGTGTTACTGGATTTTTAAATATAAATTTAACAATTTCATTAGGTTTGTAATTTTTTATTTTGTGTTGTTCGAGGCTTAATTTTTTACCCGACCAGTCAGTTGTTATTAAATAATCATCTTTGGTACTGTTACATTTTTTATCTGCATACGTTACAACATTTGTAGCTTTTGTTAAGCAATAGCGTAAATCATCATATAAAGTAACATTTATACCATTATATTTACCTGATACAGAATAATTCTTACCATTATATATCCCCGAAAATGTTTTAATTAATATCAATCCGGGTGTTGGTGTGGTTGTCGGTGGCGGTGTTGTTGGCGGTGGTGTTGTTGGCGGTGGTGTTGTTGGTATTGATACAGGATTTGTTGTTATTTGTGCTGTAAAATTATCATTTCCGGTAGGAGTAATAATTAGATTCACATATTCAGTTTGATATGTAATTGGATTTATAAATCTAAATTTTACAATTTGTCCAGATACATAATTTCTATAATTTCCTCGTTGTTCTCTATTACTATTTATAAAATATAAGTAATCAACTAAATCAATGTAATATCTATTTCCATTAAAATTATAATTTCCTCCAATCATAATATATGAACCAACAGTATTTAATTGTAATACATTTTCGTTAAGTTGAATTGGAGTTATCGTCGGTGCTTCTAATTGTTTTGTTGCTTTAAAAACCATGTCATAAGTCCAATCCAAGTTAGAATAAATTATTCTTAAATCAATAAAATCATTTTCTTTTCTTTCTGGATTGTAAAATCTAAATGTTACAATTTGATTAGTTTCATAAAATACTAATTTTTTTTCATCTTCTGATAATATTTTCCCATTAGTAGGTATTAAACCTTTACCATTTCGTAATTCATCAAATAAATTAATATTTTGACCTTTATATGTTCCTGTTAATGAATAATTTTTTCCTATTGTTTTTTCATCAATAAAAAGTAATTCTTTTTGAAATTGTGGTAATTCTAATTGCTTTGTTGCTTGAAAATTCATTGAAGTTATTTTATATGTATATGGTGCACGTGTATACGATGATTCAATTATTCTTAAATCAATATAGTCATCCTGTTCTGTTATAGGATTTTCAAATTTAAATTTTACAATTTGGTTATTGTCATAAGTTTTATTAGTATTAATATAATCTTGTAAGACAACATTTTTACCTTGATATGTTCCTTCCAATGTATAATTTGTTCCGTTTCCATCATTACTTAATATTATTATATCTTTTGCAGGAGGTATTTGGGGTATGTTAAAATCTAATGATGCTTTAAATATTCGGTCATTATATTTCATATAAATTATTCTTAATTCAACATTATCAAGTTGCTCTGATATTGGATTTATAAATGTAAATTTTACAATTTGATTTTGTTCATATTGATTTATAAAATTGCCATCTGTTAACACAATATCTGTACCGTTATAATTTCCTGTTAATGAAACTAATGGATATTGATATTGCAACGATACCGTTCCTATTCCATTATTCTTTAATGTTAATACTTCTTTTATAGGAGGTAATTTCGGTATTTCTAAATTTTTTGTTGCTTTAAAAACAAGATTTCTTGAATAAATTATTCTTAAATTGATAAAATCATCTCGACCTGTTATAGGATTTGTAAATTTAAATTTTACAATTTCGTTGGGTTTGTAAAATCGAAATGGTGTATAAACATACAGCTTTGTATCATATGTCAACGGGTTAGCATCATCATATAACTGAACTGTTTTTTCACCTTTTTCTAATTTATATTTTCCGTATAATATATAATCATAATTACTAATTCCATTATTATCTAAAGTTAAAGCTTCACTTGAAGAAAGTAATGGTGGTATTTCTAAATTTAATGTAGCACTGAATTTTGAATAATTTTCATCTCCAATTGAATTTATTCTTAAATCAACAAAATCGTTTTGTTGTGTTATTGGATTTTCAAAATTAAATGTTAAAATTTCATTAATTTTATACTTGTCTGTATTAAATTTATTATGTATTAATGGTATATTTTTTTCATTATATTTTGCATATATAATATATTCTTTTCCGTTATATATTATTCCTTCATTTTCTAATACTAATATATCTTTTGCAGGAGGTAATTGTGGTATGTTTAAATCTAATGTTGCTTTAAAAACATTACTTCTTTGATAAATTATTCTTAAATCAACAAAATCATCTTGTTCTGTTATAGGATTTATAAATCTAAATTTTACAATTTCATTTTGTTTATAAATTTTCGATAATTTTTTACCATTATCATCTACTAAAACAACATCTTTTTTTTGATATCCACCTTCCAATGAATAATCTTGTCCTTTTCCATCGTAATATAAAAATAATATATCTTTTGGAGGAGGTAATTGCTGTATGTTTAATTCTAATGTTGCCTTAAAAACATTATCTCTTGAATAAATTATTCTTAAATCAACAAAATCATCTTGTTCTGTTATAGGATTTTTAAATCTAAATTTTACAATTTCATTAGGTTGGTAAATTTTCGATAATTGTTTACCATTATCATCGAATAATAGGATATATTCATTATTATATTCACCTCCCAATAAATAATCTTTTTGTTGTCCTATTCCATTATTATATAATACTAAAAATGGTGTAGGTGTTGGTGTAGTTGATGGTTCCATTGTCGTTGTTGGTATTGGTTCCATTGTAGTTGTTGGTGTTTGTTCCATTGTCGTTGTTGGTGTTTGTTCCATCGTTGTTGGTGTTTGTTCCATTGTCGTTGATGGTGTTTGTTCCATTGTCGTTGGTTTAAGTGTTGTCGTTGGATTAAATTTTATCGTTGGTTTAAGTGTTGTCGTTGGTTGTTGACCAAAAAATTTAAAAAATATTACTACTGCAACAGCAATTACAATACATGATAAAAAAATTATAATAAAAATTTTGTTCATTTATTATTATTATTATTATTTTTATTAAAAATTTTTACAAAAAATTTAAACAATATCAAGAAAATCAAAACATAAATTGTATAATTAATATATTTATCATTATCATCGTATTCACAATCACAATCATTTTCGTACATTTCTTCTACTGGTTCTGGTGTCGTTTCTTCTTCCGTTGGTTTTTCTGTTGGTTCTGGTGTCGTTGGTTCTTCCGTTGGTTCTGGTGTCGTTGGTTCTTCCGTTGGTTTTTCCATTATTGTATTAAAAACGATTGTATCCAATTTTCCTGCAATTAATTTAGAAAAATCTGCCCAATACTTAACATTATAAATAAATTCATTTAATTTTATTTTCGTATTCTTTTTCTTTAGTATTTTTTCATAAGATGTCATTTTATATCCATTATCTTGTATTCCCCATTTTCCTCTCAAGATGAAATCGTCAAAACGATACAAAATTGGATATTCAATAAATAATTTTAACGATGGTATTGTAGGATATCCTACAAAACAATTTTCTTCAATTTCGCAATTATTTAAACCACGAACAATTTTAAAATATCCTTTATCTCCCCAATCTTTACCCCAACTATTTCTCACAATCCAATATGGCGTACCATTTTCTTCTCCCCATCCCATTATAACAACAGCATGCCCGACTGGGCTAATTTGTTCAGATTCCGAATCCCATTTATATATACCATTCCCGTCCCAATCTAAAAAATCTTTAAAAATTCTCATCGCGGTTGAACAAGGTCCCCAATGATAAATTTCACGTCTAATATTCATTTCATTTCCTGAAGCAAATTTTGCATTTTTACTCATTGTTCCAGAAACATAATAATATCCGGAAACGCGATGATGTATCATTTCTTCTTTTGTGGTAGGACAAATATCATATGAATCACCAAATAAAATATTTCCAGAATAAACATTATCAATTCTTGTTTTATCGTTGACGCAACTTTCTTCTGGAACACCAAAACTATATAAATATTGCCATGCTTCTAATAAACTGTTTTCTGAGCAAGAATTAACAATTATTTTCTTTTCTGGATTTATATAATCAAATGTGATTCCAGATGTAATTTCTTTTTTAACATCATCCCATTTCAAATCATTTTTTTGAAAAATCATTTTTGCTACAGAAAATTTAAAATTATATTGACCTTTTGTATAAATTGAAAGACGGGATGCAAGTGTAAAAAGAGCAACAAAAGCCCAACAAGAAATACAAGAAGATTGATAATCAATATTTTCGTCATAATAATCTTTCCAAGTTATTCGTCCATCAAAAGATTCAGGAACATTAATATCGATTTTTTGTGTATTACTTGTTTTATCTAAATTTAATTCATTAACTTGTTTTAGACAACGAGAATCCGATAATAATATTGTACCATATTTTTTTTGAATCATTTTTATTTAAAAAAAGATTATTTTAAAAACATAATTTTATGAAATAAATTATGAAAACTATTACAGGTTATTGGATATCGAATATTGATAACAAATATACAAATTTTGGTGATATTTTATCACCATACATTTTTTCTAAATTCAATATGAATTTGGTTTATGAAGAAAAGAATCCATCTATTTATGGTATTGGTTCTTTATTACATATGTGTCCAAACGACTATCAAGGATATGTATGGTCTTCTGGATTTATGTATAATACAAAAACACTTCATTTAAAGCACGACCCAATTTGCGTTCGTGGTAAATTATCTAAAAAACAATTTATCAATGACACATCAAATACATATTTAGGAGATGGTGGATTAATTTTAGAAAAGATTTATGAGCCGAAAATCAGAGGAAGTATTAAATATAAATTAGGAATAATGCCAAATTATTGTGATATAGTTAATATGAGGGATGACCCAATCGAGAAATTTGATGTTTTTAATAATCCGGATGTGATTATGATTGATCCGCGAAATTATATAGAAACAGTTATTAATGATATTTATTCTTGTGAAAATATTATCACTTCTTCATTACACGGTTTAGTAGTTGCAGATTCATATGGTATTAATAATGGATGTTTTAAATCAAGAGAAACAAATATAGCGATACATCATATGCAAGATTCATTTAAATTCCGAGATTATTATTCGGTTTTTGATATGGATTTTAATAAAAATGATTTACTTTTATTAAATAAAAATACTACTTTTGAGCAGTGTTTGTCGATATGCAAACCGGTTAACAAACCAAATATGGAAAATATTAAACAAGGATTGATAAAATCGATCGAAAAGTTTAAAATGTTAATTTAAAGACAACGATTTTATATAATAAGCCGGTATCGTATAGTGGTTAATACACTGGTCTTGTAAATCAGAAACCTGAGTTCGATTCTCAGTATCGGCAACGATTTTTTTAAACAACAATTGTTTAAAAAAAATTTTATTTCATACAATAATTTTTCACAGTTGGTATACTTGGGTCATATATTTTCATTTCTTTCGCTTTATCAAGTAAAAGTTGAAATTTTTCGTGAAATTCAGGTGTATGTCCAATAGACAAAGTTACATGATGAGCAATTTCGTGTATAAGTACATATATTAACATATTATCTTCATAATATTTATTATTTTCATCTTTTAAACATAAATATATATCTTCTTTATTTATTGTATAAGATTTTTCACCTTTACATAAAGTAAGATCATATAATATTTTCTTTTTATTAATATTCGCAAGTGAACCAGTATAAACAACATCATCAGCAAACATTGGTTTTAATTTTTCTTGTAATTCTAATATTTTTGGTTCGGTTGCACATTCCGGTTTAATATAAAAATTTTCTTTAATAATTGGGCGAATTTCTTGATAATAAATTAGGCATAAAATATGTATTATAATAACAATTTCAAGTACACATATAAAAATATCTATCATTTATATTAACATAGAAAAAAATAATTGAATATTTTATTTTAGTTTTTAAAATATTTTTAAAAGACTACTATTATGAGAGATATTGGTAAAACGTCATTACAATGTGTTCTTACACAAAAACAAAATATTGATATCATTGAAAAAAATATTTTTGATGTATGCGATGATAATGAAGATTTATATAAGAAAATATTATATCAAGTTATTAGTGATATATCATCTGGTAAAAATCTTCAAGATATTTTAAACGATATTAAATCCCATCATTTTCTATGGAATCACGAATCGTTAAATGAATATATAAAAGAAGAAGAAGAACAAGATGATTTTATTGTTAACCCGTTTCAAATTGAAGAAGGAATTGTTGAATGTCGTTGTGGTTCCAGAAGAGTTTATAGTTTTTCTAAACAATGTCGTTCTGGAGATGAAGGTATTACATCGTTTCATCAATGTCTGAAATGTAAAGCAAAATGGAGCGTAAATTAAAAGTTTTATTTTTTAACCTGATTTGGTTAAAAAAATATTTTTACACATATGAATTTACAGAACGATAATAATCAACTGCTTCTTCAGATGAAATATTGTCAAATAATATTTTCATAGTTTCTACTGGGTCAATTTTTTCTTTTTCATTTTCAAATCGACGACGTTGCGATGAATCATCTGCTGATAAATTTTTAATATCATTTGACGTTACTTTATATGTAGCATTAGTTTTTACAATATTTCTCAAAAATTTATTAAATTTTTTAGGATTACATAATAAACATATACTTTGTGTAATTTGTTTTATATCTGTATCTGCCTGATCCGTTTTCGCCAGAAAATTAGGACGATAATCATTATCACAAAAAATATCAAAATATATTTTTCTGAAAACATCAATTAAATACGGTCTTATATTATCAATAAATTTATTACTTAAATCTTCTAAACGACAATCCATATTCCAATATCTCTTTTTATTCTCAATTTTTTTAAGATGATAAAAACTAAATGGGTCAGCATCTGTTGATTTCGGTATTTGAATATAAACTAAATTATTATATCCGTAAATATTAAATAAATTTCTTTCTATACATTCTCCAAGTGTGCAAATTACAGTTCCATAATTATAAAATGATTTGAAAGTATCATCATAATTGAATGGTACATATTTTTTAGAAAAATTAAGAGAATATATAATATGTTTTTTATATCTTGCTATATCATCCATAGCAAGTTTTGTATTTATATACGGAGGATATGAGACGATTCGTAAATCGAGAGGTGAAAGAGATGTAGTTATATTTTTCATTATTGTTTTTTCCGAGAGTCCTTTTTCCAAAAATATTTTATTTAATTTATCCATATGTTCTTTTATCATATTTGCATATTCATCAATAGTTATACTTACTAATTTTGTTCTTGTATTTTTTATATTTTCTAAAATTTTCGTAAATACTTTACTTTTCTCAATATCTCTAAAAGATTGTTCAAATATTTTATTTGCTTCAGCTACAGTAAATCCGTCATCGTTTTCATATATATATTTATCAAAAATTTTACTATTTTGTTCATCGATAGATGGTTCATCTGCTAATTCCATATTTTTGAATATTTTATATGATGATTTATTTTCTTGAATTGGTTTTTCAATAATTGCCATTTTAAATAATTTTTGTAATTCGTTAAATTGTTCTACGATATCTCCATTATTGTCTGGAATAATAATATTTGTATTTGCTTCAATTATTTTTCTATAAAGAGATGATTTAAATTTTTCTAACTTAATTGTATCTTCTAATGTTTTAATTGTATCTTCTAATGTCATATCCTTAATTTCGTCACTCATAATATAAATTATTATTACATAATTTTAAATTAAAAAAAAATTCAATTTTAAAATTAAAAATAAAAAATAAAATGTTAGAAAATATAATTTTAAAAATATCTAATGAACCAAATTTCGATAATATCGGAAATATTTTGAAAGATTATAATGGTAGTGATTGGAAACAATATGTAAAAGTTGATGACAAAAGATATTGTAGAAATAAAATATTTGAAAATGATAATTTTGAAATATTTATAATTTCTTGGAATAAAAATCAAAACGCTCCTATTCACGACCATAGTTGTAATGGTTGCTGGTTAAAAGTTTTAAGCGGTGAATTAATTGAAAATCGTTACAAAACTGATTCTCTTGAGTTATATCAAAGTAATTTTATGAAAACTAATGATGTTAGTTTTATGAAAAACGATATAGGATACCATAGTATTTTAAATGCGTCAGATGAAATTGCAATTACATTTCACGTTTACAATCCCCCTAATCATAAAACAAAATTTTTTATATAATTTATTTATTATAATAAATGAACGATTTTTTAAATATTTTTGTTGTTTCTTTAGAAAAAGATTATAAAAGACGGGAAAAATTAGGTATAATTCCTGATTATATTTATGCCGTAAATGGGCATGAATTAGATATTGATGAAATGAAAAAAAATGGAATTATAAATATAAATAATAAAATGACAAAAGGCGAAATCGGTTGTTATTTAAGTCATATCCATATGTTAAAAAAAGCACTTGAATCAAAAAAACAAGTTTTAATTTTAGAAGATGATGCAAATATAGAAGTAGATACATTTCAAAAAATTAAAGCATTGAAAGATATTCCTGAAGATTGGGATATTTTATCTATTGGTTATAATTATTTCGAAGAATTTTCTATTAATTCATTTAATAAGATTAAATATTTACATGGAACTCACGCTTATCTTGTAAATAATAAAAATATAACTATAGAAAAAATAAATTCATTATTACCCATAGATAAACCATATGACATATCATTACCAATAAAATTAAAAACATATATTGTAAAACCTAAAATTATAGAATTAGGTGAATTTGGAGGTATATCAAATACACAAGGTATATTTTGAAATTATTTTTTTATTTTAATCTTTTAAAATAAAAGAGAATGAAAAGAATATATCCTATAAGAACTACCAGAAATAATTGGGATATAAAATTCTATAGTCATCATATATGTAATGAAGAATGTGATATAATAATGGAAATAGATGAAAATGATGACCAACAATTAATAATTAAACATAATCCTACATTTAAAGATGGTAAATGTGAATTTTACAATAAAATAATAAAAACAAGTATTCGATTATCATCTTTTGATAAAAATATTCCGGAAGGAGTCTATGGAAAATTATATAATTCAAATGAAAAAGTAATTCCTGATAATTCATTTACTGTTTCTATATTTTATCCTTTATCTCACGTTTTTGAAATTAAAGTAAATTCAGAAAATGGATTTACTTTAAGCGAAATAATTTATTCCATAAAAGTTTTATATGAATATATTTACAAAGAAGAAGAAAGAACATCTACTCCGCAAATTTATAATTTAAAGAAAGTTTGTTCTTCTTGTGGATTAAATGATTTATCAAAATATGTCGAAGAAATTAAAAATGAGGATAAAATTGATGAATGTATTATATGTTGTAATGATTATTTAGATGATATTGATGCTTGTAAACTAAAATGTAAACATATTTTCCATAATTCGTGTATTAATAAATGGATATCATCTTCTAAAACGTGTCCTATATGTAGATATAATATTTTTATGTGTAATAAATGTGAAGGTAAAGGAATTGTATATTATCAATTTACCGGTGTTGTTATACCTTTAGAAAATAGAGGAACAGTGTTAAATAGAAATTGTACAAATGGAATATTCGGAATATACGGATATGACTTGGATGATTTGTTATTAAATGATATGTACTATGATAGAATTAAAAAAAAATTGTTTATAAATATCACATCGTAAAAAAAGTGATTTAAATAAAAGAACTCTTTAATTAATAATGACAACTGATTATAATTTACTGACTTTTAGAGCAATTAGTACATTCACTAATGATTTAAGTGAAATTTTTGGAGGTGAAAATCACTCTCTCAAGTTATATCAACGTTTGTTAAACAAAACAACCATTACTCATGAAAAGGCTATTGGAAAGCACATTATTGCTTTTAAGAATTTTTGTGTTTCTAATAGGGAAGCAATCTTATCAAAAAGTTTAGATAAGTTATCTGTTGATAAAATCGAATATTCTTCTCGCGTTTTTATTGACCTTGGGGGTATAATGAGAACTGCGGATAAAGAAACGTTAAATATTATATGGAAACATATTTTGACGATTTCTGCATTTGTGGATCCTGCAGGTAGAGCAAAAGAAATTCTCAAGAAAAATGAAACTTCAAATGAATCAAACTTTCTCGAGAATATTATCAATAAAGTAGAATCAAATGTAAATCCAAATTCTACAAATCCAATGGAAGCTGTTAACTCTATTTTGAATTCTGGTGTTTTGACGGAATTATTTAGTGATATGTCAAGTCAGACACAAAATGGTTCTCTCGATTTAGGAAAATTGATGGGAACTGTAGAGAAAATGTGTAATAGTTTAGCACCACCTACTGAAGATGGAAAACCTGCTATTAATTTATCAGGATTAATGTCTTCTGTAGCACCTTTATTAAGCAGTTTAGGTGCAGCGGGGGGTGGTGCAGGAGGAACGGGTGCAGGAGGTATAGATATAAATGCTATGATGGCTCAAATGATGAAAGCACAACAACAACCAACAAAAACTGAAGTAATAGAAGAAAAGTAAAAAACGTAATTGAATTTTTATAACTTTTTTTAGTTATAAAAACTTTATTGTAATTTATAATGTGAAATAATTTTATCGATCATTATTTGTTTTGTATCATTGAATTTTCTTGGAATCTTCAAATATTGCATAATTGTTTGTAATTCATATTTGATATAAATGTTAATTTTTGACACTTTATTTTCAAATGTTAAATCATTCAAAATTTTAATTTCTTCATCTATTCGATTAGCAAAATCTTTACCAAATTTAGAACGAACTGCATTCCTACATGTTTTACACTGTCTTCTTCTTTCCGGAAATTCTTCTTTATTTTTAATTTTATTACATTTTCGACATATTCTTTCATTATCTTTTATTTCCAGTAATTTTGGATCATTTCGTATTTGTTCAGCTGTTAAAGCACCGTTTAATATTTTTATATTTGCTATATCAACCATTGAATCACATTTTATACAAATTGTTAGAGGCGATAAACTTCTCATTGGGAAAAAATCAATTGACTGATACATTTGACAAAATCCATTACAATATCTTGTTCCATCTGTAGCATCTTTATTTTTTTTATCATATTCATATCTTAATAAATATGTTGGTAAAATTAAAGACAGTTTACCTGCAAAATTTAAATGATGTCTATCAAACAATTTTTCATCTTCTTCGAGAGATAAATTTTCTTTTTTTGTTTCTTTTATTTCATCAATTATTTTTTTAGATTCTGGCGCAATTTCTAAATTATATTTCCATAATTCGTTTTCTATTTTACCATTAAATTTACAAGTTCTGTCAATTTCACGTATACCTGTAATTAGATAATTTTCATTTTCAGATTTATCAAGAATAATCCATTCATGACTCTGATATTCAAAATTAAGTTCATACTTAACTTTTATAATTTGTTCTAATAATTTATAGTGTATTGTATACATAATAAATAATACTTTAATTTGTGGTATCATTGTTCTATCTGTTGCTAATCGTTCATTTATATCATGGGTAAAACCAATTTTATATTTATTTAACCTATTATCAGGGTCTTTTAGAATATAAACACAACCTATATCTTCTGGAAATTTATGACGATGTGTAAACTTTTTTTGTGTTACTTCTAAACTTTTTTTTGTCTTAATCACTGCTATTTGTTCTTGTACTAATTTAATATCAAGGTCTTTCTTTTCTTTCTCAAGTGCTATTTTTTCTTTTTCGATTCTTAACTTTTCTTTCTCAATTCTTAATTTTTCTTCTTCAAGAGCTTTGTTTTCATCTTCGAGTATTTTATTATCTTGTTCAATTTTCAACTTTTCTTCTTCAAGTTCTTTATTTTTATCAATGATACTTTGAATTTTGTATTCGCCTTTTTTTCTTAAAGAAGGTAAAATGTCTTCGCATACTACTTCTTGAAATTTTTGCGCAATAGGTTTATTTGAACGCATAATCAGTCTATATAGACCTGCTTCTGTAACACAGTTCATTTCCTGTTGTTGACGTCTAATGTAAGACCTATCTTTCTCCGAGGTCATAGATTTATTGATACAAACGTTTATATTTTCGATTGTTTTCCATTTTTCAGGTAAATTTTTTAGCGTATCAGTAACATTAGATAGACCTAATATCTTACATATATCAGATGCTACAAATAGAGGTTGTTCATATGTACCAACGATTCTAATTGTTTCATCATTAAAAGCAATCTTTTCATCAAGAGAATTAATTAATGTTGTCATAGTTTTATTATATAATTCTATTTCTTTAAATCATTATTTAGAAAATTATAATAAAAATATAATTCATAATAGAATTTTCTAAATCTTTGATTTTCTTTTATAGATATAAATACGGTCTTGTATTTATATTTTAATATATGTAATTGAATTCATGGTTTAAAAGGTATCACAAAATTATAACACTCTTGTTAGAAAAATCTATTTCAGTGTTTCTCTTATAAATGTCAATCTCAAATCATCTAATATTTTTCCCAATTTATTTTGACCGCAATTATCGTGTCCTATTCCCCATAAACTATCGTGTTCTAAATGAGCAATTATTGGTCTTAAATGTGAATTTAATAAATTTTCTCTCAATTCATAATTTGATTCAATACTTTTTACAACAATAAATTTCATAATATTTTCTTTTTTAGTATCCCAATTTTCTCCTTCAAATTCTACAAACATTACATTAGAAGGGTCAGTCTCATATATTTGACTATAATAATTGTAAGCATGGAATATATTGTTAAAAATATTATCTTTTATATATATTCTATAACTGTATATATTCGGTTTATATATTTTATTCATATTGATAGGGTGAAATAGTTTATATATAAACTTTTTCTGTTGATACGTTTGAGGTGAGCCTATACGTCTCCATTTATCTTTCATTATACTACGATTACTATGACATTTTGTAGTATATAATAAAGAGTCATATGGTGATAATTTGAAAATATAGCACAAAATACTGGCTACCAATATACCTGACCTCCCATGCCCAGCACGACAATGTAAGTATAATTTTTCATTTTTTCGTAATTTAACTATAATTTCTGATAGTATGATAACCATACGACAAAAGGACGGGATATTTTCTGGAACATTCCGATCCAAAATCGGATATTTTATGTAAGTATGATTTGTAGTGTATGGTGTAATTTTTGTTTCATCAGACGATGTTAAATCTACAAAATATATAACACCTTCATTTTCTAATTCTTCAACAGATTCTTGTGTTGGAAAACTTCCAAACATTGCTTTATCCTTAATAAAATAAGAACAATGATTCATTATTTGTTTAAAACATTTATTTGTATAAATCTCTTTTTTTCTTATCTTAAATAAAAATGGATTATACCAATTTACCTCCAAGTAGAAGACGCGGTATAGTATATGCTAATAATTTGCATCGTAGAAGACGTCGTCGTATAACAGTTTCTCCAATAAGAAGAACGTCTCCAGTTTCTCCTCCTCTTCCACCATTTTACATCCAACCGATAAGAACAATAGTTCGTTATACACCTCCTCGAATTAATATTTTCGATGAATACACAATATTAACACAATTACAAGATGTTAAAATTGGACTTTTAACAAAAAATTTATTAAAAAATTCGACTGTAAAACTTAATGAAAATGACACAGAATTCTGTGTCATTTGTCAAGATAATATTGATGTTGATGACATTATAAGAAATATAAAATGTTCACATAATTTTCATATCGACTGTATTGATAATTGGTTTACTGAAAATAAAAAATGCCCGACTTGCAAATACGAATTAATATAAAATTACTGTTGTATTTAATTATACATATGTTTATTTGTTTCTACTAAATCAATTATATTACTATACATTTCTTTTTCTTTGTCTGCTAATTCAACTAACTTTGTTATCATTTTAGAATACATCTTTTTTTTATTTATTAATTTTGCTTGTGCTGCTATATTATCTTCAACTGTTTGTTCTGTAGAAGATTCTATAATGTGGTTAATTAAGTTGCATTTATGCAACTCAATAAATATCATAGAAATAATAAAATAGTTTTTATCATCTTTATATTCAATTTGTTTTATTATAATATCCATAATATGATGATGATAAATATGATTATAAAAATCTAATCTATCAATCATATTATCACCATATTTATTTATAATCATATCATCAATTTTTTCAATACTTGCCATAATTTTAAAATTAAATATTATTGCTATTAAATCATCATTAGGAATAATATCATTTTTATAATTTTGGTAATAATTAACGATTTGCTGCATTATATCATTCATTGTGTAATTTTATTTTACAATCTAAAATAAAAATTCAATTTTTTATTTTTCCAGACCAAGATATTAAAACAGATAAATAATTTATATTCAAATTTTTTTCTTTTATATATTTCAAATTTTTATAATGTTCTTCATATGAATCATCAAGAAATAGTATATTATTTATTTTATCGGGTTTTATAAAAACGTTTAAAAATATTTCAAGTTTACTTTTTGTAATGTCTTTACCTATATAATCATTACCAAAAGCATAATAATGTGTATTTTCTACTTTATCCAATATTGTTTGAATTGCATTTTGTCTTTCTTCGACCAAAACGGCTCCACGTGTAATAATATATACAGACTTAAAATTATCCACCAGTTTTTCATAATTTTTTAATAAATATTTTCGTCCTATTTTCAAATCGGTCGTATTTCGATTAATAAAATCAACATTATAATAATTTCTTTCTGTGATATTATTAATATGGAATAAATTTTCTTTATCAATCCATAAAGAATCATCTAAATCAGATATCAACGTCCATGATTTATCATTTTTTAGTTGAATTATTTGTTCTACGATATCATTTTCATTTATTTCAATTATATCATTAAACATCTTAATTATATTTTTCTCATATTTCTTTATACCGAATTTATTATTTTATGAAGTCGAGCAAAAAATTGCAAATCATTTAATATTTTATTTTTCGCTTCTTTAATATATGGTAATCGTTGTTCCCACCAATTTTCTTCTATCGCTTTTTTAATAGTCTGATAATCTTTTTCAAAATTACTTAATTCAAGATATACAAAGGCTCTTTCATCAATATAATCTTTTACATTATAACATCCAGAATAAAAAGTCAATGTTTCAGATAAAATACCATCAATCAATTTTTCCGTGCAATAATTTTTGATTGAATGATTTTCACAATTAAAACTATACTTATAAGATAATAATGAATCATCTTTTTTATGATATGGAAGCGAACCTTTATAATTTTTCCATAAAAACTTATTTCCTCCATAAACATCAACTTGTATTCCTTTCTTTTCTAAAAATTTAACAAAATCAACACGTTTAATATGTCCTTTATCTAAATATTTATCGCTTAAAATAGTTGTCAATGTATTAGATAATGAATCATCTTTCACGATATTTTCAGTTGATAGTTCTTGATAATTTTTTGATAAATGCCATTCAAAATTATTCAAATATAAATTGTGAGAACCTACAAACAAAAACTCTTCAGTATTAGGATTTGCCCAATCTTCCCATTGTCGATGGTCATTTTCCATATTAGGTTCCATTCTGAAAAGAATTGTTTTTTTCTTATCAAATTTTGCATTTGGTGGTGGTCTGTTAATAATACAATAATAATCTGCTGGTTCGGAAGAAACAATTTTTATATTATCCCATCTTAAATCATTATTCTTACTCATTTTCTTCCAAGTATTACATAAATTTTCTGATGTAGTCCAACTACAATATAATAAAACTCGTTTAGTATCATCAACTTCTCCTGATTTTTCTTTTTTATGAAATAAAGGTAAATCCGTAATATTAGATTCAATTTGATTATTGAATGTGTTAATTTTTGTAATTTTAGAAAGTAAAAATGCGATATTGTAAAAATTATTATTTACGCATTCTTCAATTGCTTTCTCATAATTATTTTCTGCAATAAGTTTTTCGATTGGTTCCATATTTTTATTTAAAATTTATTTTTTTAAATAAAAAAAGTTTAACCTAAAACAGTACAAAATTCAGGCGGTTCACCTAACAGATATTCATCTATATTAATTGTTATAATGTTTTCGTCATATGCTGTTATAAGATACAGAAATTTTAATTTTTGAAATTCTTGGATTCTACATAGTATTTCATTTTCATAATTTTTATTTATAGTAAGATATTCCAAGTTTTTCAAATTATCTAATGAATTTTTCAAAGGTTGCTTGAAACATTTAGAAAGAGTAAGATGTTTTAAATTTATTAAAGAATCTAATGAATTTTCTAAAGGCTGATTAAATTCAATTGTTAAATTTGTCAAATTAATCATTTTATTTAATAAAGATATATTATAATTATTGGATAATGTAATTTCAGTCTTTGTTTCTAAATAATCTGATATAATTTCTTTATCTATTTCATCGTCAGATATTTTGTTTTCTGTTATGATATTATACAATAGTCTGCAATCATCATCGTCAAAATTAATATCAAAACCAATTTCGCTAAATAATATCGAATCAAACATTGAATGACTTTTATAAAACGTGATTTTTATTAAATTATCTATAATAGCTTGAAATGAATCTTTTCTTTCAACAACAACATTTATACCGTGATTATTTTCATTGATATCATTAAGAATATCTGTTATATTATTATGATTAAGATTTAATATTTTATTTAACACCATAATTATATTTTCTGGCATACTAGATATATCACCATGTCGACCATAAGTAACTCCATCAATATTATTTACAATTTGAACCCAGTCACTCATAGTTTTTTTCGTATCTATATATTGTTTGTACATAGTATCGTATTTTTTATAAAATTTACGTAAAACATTTGAATATGAATCTTTAATTATAAATTTTCCTTCGTCATTATTTTTATCAATATGAAAGTAATTTAATAAATTTAATATAGTACTTTCGGCACAAGTCGAAATAATACTACTAATATTTTTTTTATTGGATATCGTATCATGAGGTGGTATTATTCTGTAATTACCAACTTTTACTAAAAAATTATCTATATATTGTTGTTCTCGGTTGACTTCTACGCCTTCTTCCGTATCGTCTGCCAAATCATCTAAAATTATATGTGAATAATTTTTAAAATTAGCAGATTTAATAAAAGATAATAAATAATGTCTTAATATATATTGTCGAGTGTCTTGTTTTATACAGACGCAGTAAAATAAAAATTTATTCAAGTCATTTTTTATTTTTTTTAATTCCACATTTATTTTGTATTCTTGTGTTTTTAATAATAACTTATCCGTAAAATTATCTATTTTTTTATTTTTTTCTATATTTATATTTTTTAAATGCGCCGATTTTTTTCTATCAAATAATATTACATTTCTTTCATCGCAATTAACTTTATTTTCTGACATTTCATTTAATTCATTTAATAATAATTCAAATTCAGTATATAGACCACAAACAATTATGTATTCAAGTATTGTATTTTTATTATAGTAAATAAATTTATAAGTATATCTATCAAAATTAAATAATTGAGATATAAAATCATATGTTTCATTTCTTTTTTTATTTAGTTTGTATATTTTAAACGCACACAAAGTTTCTATGAACATAGAACTATTATAAAATTTAATATTTTCTATATAATTTTTAAGAACAATTTTAACAAAAGTTTTTGGCGATGATGACTTTCTTTTTGTTGTTTTTGGTGATGATGACTTTCTTGTTGCTGTCTTTGGTGATGATGACTTTCTTTTTGCTGTCTTTGGTGATGATGACTTTCTTTTTGTTGTTTTTGGCGATGATGATTTTCTTTTTGTTGTTTTTGGTGATGATGACTTTCTTGTTGCTGTCTTTGGTGATGAAGTTCCATCACGTTTTTTCATTTTTATATTTATAAAATATAAAAATATATTTTTGATAATTATTTCACTAATTTTTGTAAATTAGAAATGTATTTATCCCAATTGTCAGACATTAATGATTTATCAATTAAAATACATTTTCGATATTCATTTTCTATATCATAAATATCCCTCTCAATTAAAATTTCATTTTCTCTAAAACTAAAACCATCAATACCTTTAATTTCTCCGTCATCATAATCTATATCTTTAGCCGTTATTACTTTAAAAATCATTCCAATAAATATACTTGAAATTAATTTTCGAGACTGTTTTAACGTTAATGAATATTTATTTTTCATATTAATTACAAAATTTTCAATTAACATATCTTTTATATTCTTTTTTCTTATATTATTCCAATTTTTACGTGAAAGTTTTAATTCTTCTTCAATATTGTTAAAATCTATTTTTTTATTCAATTTATCTCTTATAGACATAAGTCCAAGTTTCTTGACTAATAAATTATAAACATCATTATAAAGTTGTTCAGAATCTTTCTTTTCAATTTTATAACTAAATTCTTTATTTTTATAATTACAACATAAAAAACTTCTATTAATATAAGTTCCATACGGTGTTTTACCATATGCCAAATCTTCAAATACATTTTCCCAAAAACTATCAGTGGTGTATTCTAAACATTCAAGAAACATTGGATATAATATTTCTTTTTTAACAGGCATTATTCATTTATATATTATTTTTTATCTTTAAGTAGAACTCATTTTCAAATTTTTAATTTGCGATGATAAATTTTCTTTTTTAGAAGATTTCATAGGAATTGGATTTGGTAATTGTGGTACTGTTTCACGTTCCAATTTAGAACTTATATCACTTAATTGAGATTGTAAACCACTTAAATCAAGTAATGACTTTGTTTTGGATGCTTTATCTAAAGTTGTTTCAACCGCTTCGCTAACAAGATTTGATTGTTTTTCCATAACTTGATTTAACATTCCATTATTTTTTTCTATAACTTCATTAAATAATCCTTTATTATTATCAGATACTTTATCTACGACTTTATCAACAAATTTATCGACAATGCCGGTATTTTGAATAATTGCTTCGTTAACTTTACCATCAATATTTTTAAATTGTTCGTGTAGAGAAGAAAAATTTTCACCAATTGAATTTAGTTTGTTAGAACTCACATTCATACCATTTTCTAATGCAGATAATTTATTATCTAATTTATTATCAATCTGTGTAATTTTACCATCTACCATTTTTGAAATTTCATTTGTGATTTTAGTTGTATCTATTTCTGGATTAAATTGAATTTGTGGTTGGGGTTGAACTTGAATTGGTTGAGTTTCTTTAGTATAATATTTGTAAAACATCCACGCTACAATTCCAAACAAAATTACACCAATTACAATAAATAAAATATTTAACCAATTTATTTTCTTATTCTTTAAAGGTTTTTGTTGGGTCAAAGGCTGTTGTTGATAAAAGGGAGGTTGTTGCATCGGAGGTTGTTGTTGCATCGGAGGTTGTTGTTGCATCATAGGTTGTTGTTGCATCGGGGGTTGTTGTTGAGGAGGAGGTAATTCTCTCATTTGAATTGTAACAGTTACTTCAGTTGGATTATCTGCTTTAAGAAGCAATAAATAGTTTTGATATTGTCCTTTATCAGAAACAATATTTCCACCAATTGAACCTTCCGCTTTTTGATAATTCAATTCATTACCAGAATCAATCATTTCTTGAGTAACTACTAATGCATCAAATGTCTCTCCATTCTTTGCGTCAATTTTAAATTGTAGCTCAAAATTAACTTTATCACCATTTAAATCTATAAGTTGTTTTATACTTGTAAGATTATAAGTATTTGTTATAGTTGTCATTTTTTTCGTTATTTTTATTCTTTAAATAAATTCTAATTCGTCAAAATTTTTGACAATTTATCAAATCCCCCTATAAATTCGTCATTTTTAAATATTTTCGGATGATATGAATATTCAACGTTTTTATTTTGTTCTTTAATCACTTTTGAAAGTTCTTTTTTCATCTTTTCAGATAATTTGAAATAATCAATTACTTTATGTTTCTTTTTATTTTTCTTTAACAGCGCAACCGCGTCTATAGAATATGGACAATTTTGTTTTATAATTACAGTATAAAAATCATCTTGCATTTTTTATTTTTATTCAAGAAAATAAAAAATATATTTCTTTTAGTTTTATTTTTTAATTTTAAAATCTGTTCATCAAAATTTTTGATTTGAGATATATGAATTTTTTCATCAAGAAAAGATTTTAATATTTCTAAAAGATAAATCTTTTCTTGGTTTTTATCTTTTTCTTCTTTATTTATTTCTATCAAACGTTTGTAATGTTCTGATATAATAGTATTAGGATCCATTATTTTTATATAATAAAAATATTTTATTTTGATATTTTATTTATTGATTTCAACAAATTACTAATTCTCTTACTTAATCTTTTAATATTACGAGGAGGACTTTTTCTAATTATCTTGCTTCTTTTCATTTTTATTATAAAAAACATTTTTTTTGTAATTTAAACAAATATTTTTAAAATAAAAATATGATAGAAGTTGTTTTACATAATGGTTTAAATAATAGACTTTTACCTTTCGTTTCAATTTTACGTCTTGCACTTAAGACTAATCATAAAGTTAATGTAGTATGGACATATACTCCTGTTCGTTCTTGTATTGCTTATCACGGTGATTTATGTAAATTTAATGATTTATTCAAAGATGTCGATAATGTTACGTTTGACAGTCCCGAAAAATTTGATTACCAAAAAAATTACGAATTCAAATATTGGGAAAATAAAGACCACGTTATTGACGTTAGCGGAGATGACAATGTTTTTGTGAATTATGCGTTATATACTATTGTTTCTACAGAAGATACACAAGATAGTATTTTTGTCAATCTCAAGAAAGTTATTGTAGAACCGCGTAAATTTGAATTAGATTATATTGGAGAAGAATTATCTGAAATTTTTAAAAAATATATTAAACCGATAGATGAATTACAAAATGAAATTGACCATTATCACGCAATGTTTAAGAAAAATATGATTGGAATTCATATTCGAAAATCAGATGGTGGATTCAGTCATTATAACTGGAATGATATCATTAAGAAATTATTATCTCAAGCAAAAAACTGGTGTTCGAACAAAGATAATGGAATATTTTTAGCAACAGATGATAAAAATGTATATGTTGAATTTGCTTCGAAATTGGGAAATAATCTATTGTTTTACAATCCACCAGAAGTTTTGAATAATACAAAATCAACATCTGGACCGTATGATAAATTTAATAATGATAAATTTAATGTTTTGTGTGGAGTTGTTGAATTATTTTTACTCTCAAAATGTAATCGATATATAATCGGAACAGCAGATAGTACATTTTCAGTTAGCGCAATGATAATGGCAGACAGAGATACACAAAAATATTTAATTAATGATGTTTCTAACCTACCTGAATTCTAAAAAAAATTGAATTTTTATTATTAAAAAATTATAAAAATTATAATGAGAAATATAGATTGTTGTGTTTGTTTAGATGATAATCTTGAGCATTATACTCAAGAAGTTATAACTACTACATGTAGTCATCCAGTCTGTAAAAATTGTTATACGCAATTAATAATTAGTGAATGTCCATTGTGTAGGATTCCAATCTATAGTTTATTAATTGATATTGAAAAAGCAATACATAATGTTTTGTATGTGAGATATGAAAAATTTTTGAATGATATAGAATATCACGATCTTATTTTTCTACATGGAAATTGGGGTGTATTGATTATTACTAAAACTAAAAAATACGTTTATTTATATAGAAGTAAAATGATATATATGATGACTTATTATTATCTTCATTGCAAACCAATAAATTCAAATATTATTCTTAATCAAAAAATGTGTTCTAATATATGCGTGTAAATTTATTTAAATATTCTGAATTTTCTTCTAGATTTTTTAGATTTTTTAGATTTTTTAGATTTTTTAGATTTTTTAGATTTTTTAGATTTTTTAGATTTTTTAGATTTTTTAGATTTTTTAGATTTTTTAGACTTTTTAGATCTTCTAGACAACCCATCATTTATAGGAACGATATCAATTTCAGAACTTTCTCTTTCTAGTTCAGTAACAATAGATTCTGATGGTTTTATTCCTTTTTTTATATAATAATAAACATTAAAAACATTTAATTCTTTTTCATTCGACCAAGTTAAATTAACATCAGTAGTAAAAAATGATTCATCTTGTATCCAATTTTTCGTTAATAGTTCGAAAAATTCAGGATTTGCATTTATCTTATTATCGGAAGAACAACCTATATAAATTAGCAAATTTCCGTTAAATTGTTTCAAAGATTCTGTTGCTAATTCACTATTCGAAGGAGGCATACATAAAAATAAACAACAAGCAGTATATTTTTTAATTGCTTCTGAATAATTTATTTTTTCAATATCAGTAAACGTTTTTTTATTATCAATCCAAGAAAAATCATCAGTTGCTATAATTTCTAATTTTTTTAATTTAAGTATGGATGCCCATAATCCTAAACCTGAACCTATTTCTAATATTTTATTACAATCATATTTTCCAATAAATTTTACAATGTTGTCAATTATAAGTTCCGAAGGTTTTACCCAAGATATACAACTTTCATATATGTGTTTATTATTAATATTTGTATAACTATGTATTTTATCCAAAATTGCATAAATTAAATTTAAATCTTTGTTTTCTATTATACATAATAATAATATTTTAAAAACATTAATTATTCCTTGAATTTTAAGTATAGAGTATTTGTTATAAAAACTGGAATTTATCACATCAATTGTTTTGAACAAATTACTTTTATTATAATTTTTAATAAGCAAAGTAATAATATTTGTATTTAATTTATTAAAATTGATATATTTAAAAGTGTGTAATCCTCTTTCAGTTTTAATATTTTTGAAAATATAATAGTCAAGAGCAGTATTAATTTTTAATATCTTGTCAACGAAAGCAAGTTCACTTTCTTTAATTTTATTAGTGTCTGCACCTTTTTCTATTAAAAAATTTATATATAATATAATTTTTTGTATATCATCAATATCATCAATAGGATCTGAAGACAGATGCGGTCCTTTAATTTGTATAACCGAGAAAAAAATAATAATTTGTATAAGCGGAGGAATAGTAATATCCTTGTCATTATTAAAATTATATTCAGGATAAACAACAAATATTTTTTTTAAAAAATTTATTTTATAGCGTTTTATACATAAAAAAATAAATTTGATTTTTTCTCCTTCTAAACTTTCTTGAAATTTACAATTTTCAATAACATTTTTATCTAATTCAATATATTTTGTAAAATCTTCAGGTTTTTTTTCATCTTCATCTTCATCTTCATCTTCTTCATACTCATATCTTCTTTTATATTTTTTTTTATCTTTATCTTTTTTATATTTCTTATATGCTTCCCAATCATAAACAATTATATTTTCTTTTTCATCATTGAAATCTTTAAAAATATATAAACATTCTTTTTCTGATGGTGATAATCTTGACATTTTATTTTTAATAAAAAATAAATTTATAAATATAAAATGTTTTCAAAAAAATCTATATTATTTAGTCATATGTTATCAATATTTATGGCAATGATTATTGTTGCTTTATTTTTAGCATAAACTTTAATTTCTAATGACAGGAACATAATGATTTCCTTGCCATTCTATTTCTATGGCTCCCATATATTGTTCATTTGATGGAACAAAAACAATTTTTTTATTATGCGCTCTATCTATGTAAACAGTTATTTTTATATTCCAGACATTACAAGCGGCTTTAATTTCTAACGCACCACCCCAAGTTGTTGTACTTCTCATTTTACGAAGATAATCAGGGTCTTCCATATCTAAAATCAATTTAGTATCAACACCTTCGATAATTTCTTTATTTGATTCAAGATAATCACAAATACGTTGTCTTGTTTTATAACTATCTATGCGTAAAAAATAAGATATAGAATCAAAAAGACAAGACATTTTTATATTATAAAAACTATTTTTTATAATACTTTTTTCAAAAACATTTTTTTACATATTACTTATTTCAATAGCCATTTTTTCAAATGGGTGTTCGCATAATTGTGAATTGCAAGGAGTGAATCTTACATCTTGAATATCTACTGGATTTTTATTAAACACCGCTTTATATTCATTTCCATTTTCATCGCTATATATCCAATCATCAATATCCATATTAACTCTTATCATATCATTTTCATTAACTTTTCTAATTTTCTTAAAATTATGCGCATTTAGAAAAATATCAACATCGTCAGGAAACATTTTTTGATAAACGTGAACTTTCTCGTGTACCATTGTATTAAAAAAAGAATGACGACCCAATTGGTCACGATTAATAATAATATATTCGTTGCGAGTATGAGGTAAACCATTTTCATATTCATAACCTTTAACTAAACCAATTTTCCAAGGAATATTATTAAATTTTTGACCATTTAACCAAGGTAAATTGACATTATTGAATTTTTGTTCTATATTTTTAACGATTTCTACAATTTTCTTTTTTTCATTTTCCGTAAAATCAGAAACAGAATTTTTAATTTTTGACGAATATTCGGAAATATTATTTATTTTTCTAACATTGTAATCAATTTTCTTAAACTTATCGTAAAAATTATCAATATCTGAAATTAAAATGTTTTCTAATTCGTTTTTAGAAAGAAAAATAATTTTATCATTATTATAATTTTCAACATAAATTATACATTCTTTTTTTTCACTTTTGTAATAATCATACCAATAATATAATAACAATATTACAACCACAATTATAATCCAATACATTTTATTAAAACAAATAAAAATATTTAATTTTAAAATTGTCCTGAGGCAAACGATTTTTATAACAATTTGTTATAAAAATTATGTGTAGTACATTAAATTTTCGATTGTTATGAAAATTATAACTTGTCCTCCAGAAACTCTAAATAACCGTAATCCAAGTCCTTTAAATAAATATCCGTATCCATCGTTTTTTACGATATCTGAAAATGCATTTTGCAAACTTTTATAATTATATTTTGGATTCATAAATCTTGTTTTCACAACATCAAATGGATTATTCAAAACAGGACCGATTGAAGAACTAATTAAAGATGAAAATGCAATTTTAAAAATATTTGGTTTCTGATCTTTACTCATTATTTTTTCTTTTATTTTGTTATATACTGAAAAATTGAATGCTTGATTTATACCTTGTCTGAAAAATGTCGTTGTAAATCCTCTATACATGCCTGTTATACCATTTGTTTTGTAAATATCTTTAACAACACTTATCGCAGATGTATTTTTCGTCGTCTGTAAATTTGTTTTGATTAATTCAAATGGTGTAATAAACATTGATTCCATAAACCCAGAAACAATACCGGCACCGAAATTTCGATAAAAATTATTATTTTTACTTTTTAACATTTCAAATGAAGAAAAACGTAAAAAATATTTGACACTCATTTGAGAAATAAAAGGGGTAAATCCTTTATAATATAAATGAACTTGTCTTGGTAAAGGTTGATTTGATTGTCGTAAAACTTTTATTGTATCTACAGGTTGCATAACAATAGATTCAGCGACACTTGCTATTGGAGCGAATAAAATTCGCCGTTTTTCGTAAAACATCTTTTTATAAATTCTATTAATCTTTTATAACTTTTTAATTTTCTTCAATAATTTTTAATAATATTTCAGAAAAATTAATATTATTAATTTTCATATTTACAAAAATTGGAAATAATCCAAAAGGTATTTTTGCGAAAAGAACCATTTCAGATAATAATCCCCAATCTTCTGTTTTATTACTATATTTACAAAATTCTTTATTCCATTCAACATCGCTAAAATCGAAAATTCCTTTATGTAATAATGGTTGTAACATAATTTTAAATCTGTCTAATAAAAATTTAATATCTTCATCACTTGTAATTTTATCAGTAAGAATATTTAAGTCTTCTGCTATAGCGTAAAACAAATCATCATCACCATCATACAATGATTTATATAATAATTTAAGATTATGTAAAAGTTCATCATTAATTTCACTTATACAGCCAAAATCCATTACATATAATATATTTTTATCTTTTACTAAAAAATTACCATAATGAATATCACTGTAAAACAATTTATGTTTAAATAATGTGGTAAAAATGAATTCAAATATTTTTGTAGCAATGAAATTTTTTTCTTCTTGGGTAGAATTATTAACAAATGATGACAGAATTTCTCCATCAATACATTTTAATGTAATTATTTTTTCTGAACATAAATCATTAACTACGTCAGATATTTTAATATATTCATTATCTTTCCATATATCGTAAATTAAATTATGATTTTTAACTTCTAATTCATAATCTAATTCTTGATATAATTTTTCTTCTATCCCATTTAGTAAATCTTTCATTTCTAATTTATCAAATAAAAATCGACTTACGTTATTAAAAATATTAATATCAATTTTAAATTGTTCATAAAGACCACTATACTGAACTTTCATTACAATATCTTCTCCGTTTATATTTTTTGCTTTATGAACTTGACCTATAGAACCGCTTTTATATGCATTAAAATCAAAATCAAATATTTTATCTTTATATTGCTCATTTGATAATTGTTTTTTAATAAATTCAAGTGTTTTTTCAGGGTTATAAGGTTTGCATTCAGAAAAAACAGTACTTTGATAATCATCATAATCTATATTAATAATTTGTGAAATTTTACTTAAAATACCTCCGCAATCAGCAAATACATCAGATAAACATTTAATTTTAAATTTTTTTTTCCTGAATTTAGCATCTTCGTCATTATCATTTATTGAATTATCTTCAGTTGTAAAATATTTATATAAATAGGATGCGCATATTGTTCCAGTTCTAATCATTCTTTATTAATTTATTATTAAACTATAAATTAAAATTAATAAAAATATTACACATTATAAACATTTTTATATAATAATTATATAAAAATAGAATGTTTTTGTGTTTTTCTTTAAATAACTTTTTCAAAAACAGGATTTACATCATTTGAGAATTTTAAAACATTATCGCATATATTTTTATAATAATCGTCATGTGTTATTAATAATATAGTTTTTTGTTTTGTTCTCAAATATTTTATATATTCTGATGCACTGTCTCGTGTTTTATCATCTAATGCTGAACTCGGTTCGTCTAAAATTATAATTTTAGAAACATTATTTAAATTTAATCTCAATAAATGAATAATTTGTTTTTGACCTCCGGATAAATTTTCGCCTAATTTTCCGGCTTTTTCATTTAAAAACGTCCATTTTTCTTTATTTTCATCTAAATTTTTAAAAACGTCATAAAAATTAAATTTATCAAAAACATTTTTAATTTGTTCTTTTAATTCTGGAGAATCTTTATATCCGTAAATAATATTTTCATAAACAGTCATATTAAACAAATTTGTCGTGTTTTGATTTAGATAAGAAATATATTTTCTGAATTCTCGAACATAAAATTTAGAAATATCATTTCCTCCAATTGTAATATTTCCTTCATTTGGTTTTTCAATTCCAAAAATTAGTTTGATAAAAGTAGATTTACCAGAACCTGACGGTCCATATAAACAAATAAATGAATTATCCTTTATAACTAAAGATAAATTATCAATTATCTTATGATTTTCATATTTAAATGAAACATTATTTAGTTTTATTTCTCCATTCATTAAAGATAATTTTTTATTGATATCAATTGAATTATCAATATCTACTTTTAAACTTTTCAGGAAATCTTCATTTTTTAATAATGTTCCAAGTTTAGCAGTTGCTTCCGGAATATAATAAGAAATTTCACCAATATTGTCAAACATACCTGTTAACAGTAATATTACAGTCGTAATATCATTAGAAATAATTTCTTTGTTACTATAAGAATGATATAAATTATAAAATAATATACAAGATACAACAAAATTAATTGCATAACTAATATATTGTTTATTTGTTACACATTCTAATGAATCTTGTTCAATATTCTTTGAGTGTTGAGATATTTTTATAATATTTTCAATTTCAAATTCAAAACCATTAGGTGTTAATTCTATTGTATCAATATTGTAAAACAAATCCTCAACATATTCAAATAATAAATCTTTATTTTCATTTTCAGAATATGATTTACTAACGCATTTATTTAAACTCATTGTCATTGTAGTAAATTGAACAATCAAACATCCTATTAAAATTAACCCAATTTTTTTATTTAACATAAATATACTATAACAAGCAATTAAGATTACGCAAAATCGTGGAATAAAAACATTTGTAAATATATATGTCATCTCAAGTATATTTCGTTTTATCATTTGCATGCGATTAACTAAAACAGAAACATTCGCTAATTCATTCTTTTGTTCATATTTATTAAATATTTTTTTCATTAATGATACCATTATGAATCTTGTAATTTCTGGGTCTAATTGTCTTTTATAATAGACTGATGCAGAATAAACGAGTTTTGAAATCAATGCTATTATTATAAGATTTACAGTATTCGCTTTAAATATTTCTATATCTTTGATATTATTAAAAATTTTTGCTAATATTTTTGGGGCAATAACAGTTTCTATAATTGAACTTACGAATGATAAAATTACAGATATTATAATTAATTGTGAATTTTCATTATAAAACTCTGTAAGTAATATTATTATCTCATTCATATCTGAATCAAATAAATCTAATTCATCTTTATCTTTTTCATCATCTTTCTCTCTCCTCTTTTTATTTTTTTCATTCATGTCTTTTAATTATACAAAAGAAAGAAAAACTATAAAATAAATTTAAAAAATCATTTCATACTTATAAAATTATGACTAAAATAGCATTTCATACTGAAACAATAGACATTCGTGGAAGTTGTGTTGCTATATACGATTACGCTCATTATAATGAAACTCTTTTAAATAATGAAAGTTTTATTGTTGTTCCTATGATAAGTATTACACAAAATAGAAATGATGATATCGCAGTAACAAAATTTATGGAAAGATTCAATGTTTATTTTTATAATGATAAACAGGATTTACAAAAATATTTAGAAAAACAAAAATGTGATATATTCTACGCAATTAAATTTGGAAAAAATGATGGAATGGTTTTTGATAATGTTAAAAATGTCGTTCATTGTGTTTTTGAAATGCTTGAACCTCATGGTCAAGTATATGCGGCTGTTTCACAACAAATTGCAAATAAATATAATCAAACTCTTTTTGTTCCACATATGATTGGTCTAAAACCTTCTACAACGAAAGAAAATTTAAGAAATAAATTAAATATTCCTGATAACGCAGTTGTTTTTGGACGTTATGGTGGTGCTGATACTTTTAATATCAATTTTTGTCACGATGTTATTCTTCGTCTTGTTGAAGAAACAAATGACCGATATTTTATCTTTATCAATACACCAGTTTTTTGTAAACAACATCCTCGTATTATTCATTTACCTAAAATTGTTTCAGAATATGATAAAAACCGATTTATATGCACAACTGATGCACATCTTGAATGTTCTAATTTTGGACAAAGTTTTGGATTAAGTTGCGGTGAATTTTCTGTAAATAATAAACCAATCATTTGTTATAATGGATGGACTTGGAACCAATCACATTTCCAAATTATTGGAGATAAAGCAATTAAATTCAAAACAGCAGATGAATTTTATGATATTCTAAAAAATTTTAATCCAAAAGATTATGAAAATAAAGATAATAATTGTTACAAAGAATTTTCACCAGAAAACGTAATGAAAAAATTTAAAGAAATTTTTATTGACTAAATATTATTTTATTTATAATAAAAATGTCTGATGTAGAAAAATATGTTTTAAAAGCTGGAATTATTTTATATCGTTCTTCTACTGATATATGTAAACTAAAAAAAGATTTATCAAAATGTAAGGAAAAATGTACAGATACTGATAAGGTTGGTTTATATTTTTCAGATTCACCTATGGTTCCGTATGGTATGTCTTTTGAATACTTAAATTTATATGGCAATCAAAAGACTAATTCACCTTTACCTGCGGCTTCATTTATGAAAACTGCTGAAACAAAAAATAGTTATTTTAAAAATCATCAATTAGGTGTCTTTAAACTTAAAAAAGATATAATTTTTTATAAAGGTAAGTATTCTTTCAGAATGGAAGCATTGGGTGGTAAAGGAGAACATGTTTACAACCAATTACCTACAAAAAATCATAATCATGTTGAAGATATACGTGTATTAATTAATGAATCTAATGAAGTTATACAAGAAGATGAAAAAATATATGATTTTCTTTTTGAAACTGATAAAACAAAATTTAAAGAATATTTTGTCGGTGATGATAATGATCTTAAAAATATAGAACTCATTAAAGTTTATGATTTTAATATTAATAATTTTAAAAAAGCAGTTAATAAAAAAGTTGATGAATTTAGAAAATATTTTGAAACGGAATACATAAATACGCTTACTGTTATAACTTGTGAAGAAGATGGAAAATCTAAAAGAAAATCTAAAAGAAAATCTAAAAGAAAATCTAAAAGAAAATGAAACAAATTTTTATTTTCTTTAAATAAATGTTAAAAATAATTGCTATTGCTGTAATTATTGTTGCTTTTGTTATTTTTTCAACTATTCTATTTTTATCTTACGAAAAAGAAAACAAAATATTATACGAAAAAAGTTGTAAAAAAAATTTTATAGAAAATTACATTAATTTATCAGAAACGAGTTCAAACATGATATCATTTCTAAATTGTGATAATTGTAATTATGAAAACATTAATGATAATACAAAAAATTTTTTAAAAGATTTTTATTCTAAATTCAAAGATTCTATTTTAGAAATTAATAATCTTTCAATTAAAGATGGTTTTGTAGAAATAAATAAAACAATAGTAAAACCAAAAGATTTTAATATTATACCTGAATTATTACAAAATGATATAAATACAAATTTAATTTATCAAACTGTTTATAAATATAAAATTTTTGAAAAAGAAATTACAATATATATTACAGAAGAAAAATATAATATTGAAGAATATAATGAATGTATCAGACGAATGTTAATATTATTTTGCACCTATTTAAAATATTCAACAAAGAAATGTTCAAATAAATTAAATATATTTTTATTTTTCTCAAAATTAGAAAAAACTTTACCAGAATATGGTGAACAAATGGAACGTCATAATTTAAATAATGCTTTTACATATCCTTGTACAGATGATTCAGAATTAACAATATATCGCAAAGAAGAATGGTTTAAAGTGTTTTGTCATGAATCGATGCATAATTTAGGATTAGATTTTTCTTCTACTGATGATACTGTTTCTAAAGAACTGATATTAAAAATATTTCCAATAAAATCAAATGTGCGTTTATACGAAGCATATACAGAAACATGGGCAAAAATTATAAATTGTATTTTTTGTTCAATTTATAAATACACAGATAATTTTGATGATTTTATTACACGATTTAATTATTTGATTTCTAAAGAAAGAGCATTTGCACTTTTACAAACTGTTAAAATATTAAATCATATGGGTTTGAAATATCAAGATTTATATGGAAGTAATAGTTATAAATATAACGAAAAAACATATTTAATATCATATTTTGTAATTAATGCGATTTTACTTAATAATTATGAGGAATTTATAAATTGGTGTGAAAAAAATAACATAAATATTTTACAATTTGATAATGAAAAACATGAAGAAAAACAAATTTCGTTATGTGAATTTATTAAAAATTATCATAACACGGAAATGATAATTAAACGTTTTGATTTAATGGCAAATGATTATAAAACAAATAAAAATAATTATAAAAATAATTATTTAATGATAACTTTGAAAAAATCAATTGTAGAACTATGAATCATTTTGTAAACAATCATTTATTCTTTCTTTTATTTTTATCATGAAACCATCTATAACTGTTTTATCAAATTGAGTTAAAACATCATAAGTAAGTGATTTAAATAATCGATAAGACCAAATATATAATATTTTTGCATTTGCTATATCACCTAAAAATTCTTTTGATGCTCCCAATCTTGATAATTCTAAAGCTCTATAATAAATTATTTTTTCAACACATACAATTTTATGTTTTTCGATATCATATTTGATTCTTACAATATTATATATGTAATCTGATTTGTTTAAAAATTCTGTAAATTTACTTTTTAAATGACTATAAAGTTCTTTAAAAATATCATACGATTCTACTTTTTTATTTATTATATCTTCACATGTTTCAATTGCAAATTTTAATAATTTTAATGTTTTATTGTAAAGACATAAAGATTCATCATAAATTTTTTGTTCTTCTTTTATTTTTCCAATTGATGCTACTTCAGACGCACATCTATATATATCCTCTATATATATATGAAGATTTAAAAACTCAACGATATCTTCTACTTTTTTTTCTTCGACTTTAAAATGTTCATCTATAAATTCGATAAATGTTGATTTTTTAATTTCTTCTTCATTTTCATTTTCTTCTTCTACATTTTCTTTTTCTTCAAAAATATAATTATCAAAAAATGAATGATTGAAAAAATTTTCAAATGATATTCTATTTTTTGGATTAACTACTAATAATGATTCCAATAAACTATAACAATCTTTAGAAATTACAATATGATTTTCTATTTTAAATTTTCGAGTTTCAATTACTTTAAGTAGTTCAATATGATTTGTTGCTTTAAAAGGTAATTCATTTGTTACCATTTCATATAAAATTACCCCTAAACTCCATAAATCAACTTTACCATCATATTTTTTATGCTGTAATATTTCTGGAGCCATATATATAGGACTTCCACATAGAGTATCTAACATATTATTTGAATCATATTCTTTCACAAACCCAAAATCTGCAATTTTTATATTACCTGATTCAGAAATTAAAATATTATGCGGTTTTAAATCTCTATGTATCAAATTTAACTTATTAAGAAAATAAAGCCCACATGATATTTGAGTAATGAAATTTTTTGTTTGTTTTTCACTTAATCTACCGTTTCTTTTTATATATTTATTCAAATCTTCATAACAATAATCCAATATTAAACAAATATGATTTTTTGTTTTTATTGTTTCATGCAATCGAACAATATTATCATGATTTATTTTTAACATTATTTTTATTTCATTTTCTAAACTATCTATAATTTTGGTTGATAAATTTTTGGTAGATACAACTTTAATTGCAAATATCTCATTTGTTTCTATATGATTAGCCTTATATACAAGAGAAAAACTACCTTTACCTATAACTTCAGTTAATATATATTTACCAATGGGTACAGATATTTTTTTTGGCATTTTTATTTACAAAATATTTTTATTGTCTTTATAATAAAAAAATGATAAAAAATTCATTAGGTTTTATAGAATCATTACCAGATACAAGATATTTATTATTTTATCCGGATATCACAAATAAACTTTATAATATAATTTTAGAATTTTCTGAAAATCAATTAGAACTATCTGTTAATATATTTGGAGAATTAATTACATCTTTGTTTGACAAAAGAAAAATTTTAGCAGATTTAATTAGAAATTCATCATCCAATTTATTATCAATCTTATTTCCTACCGTTTTATTAGTAGATGTAAAAACAATGAGAAACAATCAAATTCCGCCAATTAGAACAAAAGATATATTAATTTCTCAAGCAATGTTTTCTTTTACAAATGACCAATTTAAAGCATTATTAAATTTACTTACGGTAGACGATTTAAACATACTTTTAGATACATTAAAACCATATCAAGTTTCTGATTTATTAACTATCTATAATATAGACCCGCAAAAAATTAGTGAATCAAGACAAAATATACCTATAAAAATACCAAAAGTTGTTACAGAATCATTTGAGGAATTATCATTTATTGGTGTTTTATAAATTTTTTATTTAAAAAAATGTTTTAAATAAAAAAAATGTATTGTGAAAACGGGGTATGTTATTTATCATCTTATGAACCTTGTAAAAATTTCATTGTTTGTAAGAATAAGATTTCTCCAAATGAAGAAATAAAAGAAGGAATCTGTAATGATTGTTATCATATTTTTGGTGATTGGAGAGAACGTCCAAGAAAATGTGTCGAAATTAAAAATATGAATGATTTTTGTCCTCTATGTGATGAAAAACAAACAATTGTTTTTAGAATGGATTGTGAACATGCGATTTGCGTAGACTGTTTTAGAAAAATATATTTCGGAATAGAAATTAAAAAACCAGTTTTAAATTTTAGCGGAAATGAAATTTCTGATTACAAATCAAAATTAGAAAAATGGAATAGAATAAATGAATTATACAAAAATAATATTATTGTAATGAAATGTAATGAATGTGATTAATCTAACATTGTTTGATAATACAAAGCAGGAAATAAAAATATAATCCCATTTACAAAAAATTCATATATATTTTTTAATGAAAATATATCAGGTAAAGACAGAATAATAAAACAGCTTAATAAAATATTTATTGGAACTCTATGACAAATTATACCTATAATCAAAAATAAAATTGGTATAGCATTAATAATATAACCATTTATTTCAATTAAAGGACATAATAAAATATAATTTAATCTTAATTTCTTATCAATCTCGACAAATGACGATAAATAATCTACAATCACTGGGAAATTATTTGAAGTATTTAAACTTGTTTTTGGATTATCTGTAGAAGTTTGATAGACTAGACGTTTAGTTGTTGAATAAATAATTATTTTACTATTTAAATTTTTTATCATAAAATCTATATGTGTATAAATATTTTTATCAATATGTTTCAAAAGTTTTTCAACACCTTTACGAGAAATTACATATGAATGCAAACCAAGAAATATATCAGGAATTTTTATATATTGATTTATATTATTATCAGTAAAATTTATATTGTGAAGACAACCGATATAAAAAATATCAAAATCAGATGGAGTATGTTTAAAGTATAAATCGAAATTGTTTTTGAAATTAGGTTCAAATACAGCATCATCTTCAAAAATCACACAATATGGTTCATTTGAAGATAAAAATGTTTTCCAAGTTTTTATATGAGCAAGTGCACATCCTAAAACGCTATCAGGAATGGTTGACGCTATAAATTGATTTCCAGTTTCTTTTATTTTTTCTTCATAAGATAATTTATTTCCTCTAACACCTTCTATCAAAACAGTTTTGAAGCCATACGATTTCACTTCGTTAATTAAATTTATTGGATTGTTTAATGAAATAATATATGATGTTATCATATTCTTTCTTTTCATAAATATTTTCTTATATTAAAAAAAAATTTAATTTAAAAACTTATATGCAATATATATGACTATAAAAGATATCGTAGATGATGAATTTTATACACAGATATACGAATATTACTATTACAGAGGTTATATTCCTATATTATTAACGTATATATGTGAATTATTTTCAATGCTATTTGGAATTTTATTTTTCTATTTTTTTATATCTATCGATTGGGATAATATATTAAAATGTGTTGAAAATAATTGTGGAGATATAAGTAAATATATTATATTAAATAAACCAATCAATTTTCTAAATATATGTATATTAATATTATCAATAACAATTTTTATTTACAAAGTTTTAACTTTTATACCAAAAATTATTTCATTAAATAAAATACGAAATTTTTATGAAAATAAATTAAAAATAAAATATTCAAATGAATTATGTTCTCTAACTTGGTCAACCATTTTAAGAAAAATAACAAAAATATACAAGTTTTACGATATTCACGATATAACAAACAAAATAATGAAAAAAGAAAATTATATTATTGCATTGATTGATAAAAAAATAATCGATTTACGTTATCCTTTAATTTATACAAAACAGCTTGAAATAAATTTAAAATATATAATTTTTTCTGACGAAGATTCTTTGAAATCGAAATTTATTTTTATGGGTTTTGCAAATTTATTCTTTTCTTTTTTTATTTTTCTATTTCAAATCATTTATTTTATCATTGATAACATTGACGATTTTTATTCTAATAAATATGTTCTTGGTCCTCGTAGATATACAATATTAGCAAAACATAAATTCCGTAATTATAATGAATTACCTCATTATTTTGAAAATAGACTTAATAAATCAATGAAACATTCTATAGAATATATAAAACAATTTGAATCTCCTATAATGAAAGTCCTCGGTAATTTTTTTACTATAATAACTGGTGCTTTTATTTGTTTTTTTATCATTTTATCTATTCTGGACGAAAGTATTTTATTATATGTTCGTTTTTTAGACAGAACATTATTATTTTATATGGGTATTGCTACTGCAATTTCAAATTTATCACGAAGTTTTGTTCGTAGTCCTGAAGAAAGTGTTTATGACCCTAATGGAGTAATGAAAAAAGTTGTAGAACATACACATTATATGCCAGATAGATGGGAAGGAAAATGTAATACATATGAAGTAAGAAATGAATTTTTATCAATGTTTCCTTATAAAATTGTAATATTCATTCACGATTTATTAGGCGTTATTGTCACACCTATTATTTTATTTATGTTATCAAAAGAATGTAATAATATATCATCTTTTTTTGAAAAATATACAGTTGATGATGTTTCCGGTAAAATTTGTAGTCTTGCGCAAAAAACTAAAGATTATAATGATGAAAAAATGAAACAATCAATAAACAATTTTGACATTAATCATTCTATTAATGTAGATTCATTTGATGATGAAATTGAAGAAGACGAAGATGCTATAGACATATATAATTTTTTATATGAAAAACAATCAGAAGAAGAAATGATGTTATTTAATTGAATTTATTTCTAATATGAAATAAATTAAAAAGTTTACTCGATTATAATTGGTGGTGCAATTTCGTCATTTTTAAAACAAGTTTTGCATAAAAGATAATTTCCACGTGTCATATTATCACAATTACTACATTTCTTGAAACTATTTTTATAACATGGTAGACATTTATTAAAAATTCTTCCATCGTCTAAATAAGCATGAAAATCACTATTACAAGAAATGCATTTTGAAATATATTTCATATTATATTGTTCTTGACAGTCAAAACAACGCTTTCTATAAGTTCCGTTTTTTCTTTTTGCGTTAAAATAATTATTACAATCAACGCAAACACTTTGTTTTTCTGCTACCATTTTCAAATGACAATTTTTACATTGTGAACCAAAACATAACGTTTCACAATATTGACAAGGATGAAGTTGTCGTTCAGGTTTTTCTTCAAACATAATTATATATAATTAATATATATTTCTTTAAATTAATTTAAACAAATATTATTTTTAAAATAAATGTCAACAATTTCCGTAATAATAATGGTTAAGAATGAAGAAAAAAGTATCAAAACAACAATCGATTCAGTTAAAAATTATTTTTCTGAAATTATTGTTTTAGATACTGGTAGCACTGACAAAACAATTGAAACTATACGTAAAACTTGTAGAAATAATAATCAACTATTACATTTAAGACAGACACAATTTATTTCATTTCCTGAAAGTCGAAACGAAGCAATTGAATTCGCTGAACAAGTTTCTAAAAGCACTTTCTTTTTATTAATGGATGCTGGTGATGAATTAAAAACAGATTTAACTAAAAATCAATTTATAAATGCGTTAAATTCTTTACCTGAAAAATATAATTATGGTTTGGTTAGACATAATTGGTTAGTAAGAAATTCATTAGAAGACCATTATGACGTTCGTTTTATCAGAAATACAAAAAAATGTAGATATGATTTAAGGTATCTTGTTCACGAGAAATTTAAAGATGTTGGAGATGATTTGACTAATTTATCAAATATTTTTTATTTATATCAAAATCGTGATTTATATGGCACATCTACACAACAAAGATATGTAAAAGATATTGAAATGCTTTTAAAATCTGTTCCAAATAAAAGAAATTTATATTATTTAGGACAAACTTATATGAGTATGAATGATTTTGAAAATGCATATAAATATAATCTTATGAGTTATGAAAACGAAAAAGATGATGAAGAATTAGGCGATCATATAATAAAAACAACATTAATTAGAATCGGATATTCTGCAATGAGAATTAATAAAGAAAAAGAAATTGTATTCAAATATTTAACAAAAGCAATTGATAATTTTATTGAACCTCCAATTGAAGCATTTATATTTTTGTTTTCTTATGCTATCGATAATAAAATCACAAAAGAAGTAGCACATTATGTCCCTAAATTATTTAATCTTAAAAAACCTTCAGATATTACAAACGTTAATCATGAATTTTATGATTACAAAAGATGGAGTCTAATAAGTATTGTATGCTTACTCTCTAACACTCAATTACAATTAGGAAAACAAGCATGTAAAAAAGCAATTGAATTTTCAAATAATCCAATAGATAAAAATAATATGCAGATATATAATTATCATTTATAAAATTTTATAAAATAAAAAATTGAAAAAATTAGAAATAAGAAAAAAGAAAATAAAAGATGACAACAGTTTTAGTAATTGGAGATGTTCACATAAAAACAACCAACATTCCTGATATTGATATTTTTATTACGAAAATTTGTGATATTATATCTAAAAATAATTTGGATTTTACGGTTCTTTTAGGTGATATTTTGGATACATTTGAGAAGATAAATACTTTTGAATTAAATAAGGCGATTGAACTTATTGACAAAATTAGAAATTTGTCGAAAGTTTATGTTATTATTGGTAATCACGATATGGTAAATTGTTTGCAATATCTTACTGAAAATCATTGGGCAAATAGTTTAAAATTATGGGATAATGTAATTATCGTTGATAAAACGATTGAAGAAAATGATTTTGTTTTTGTTCCGTATGTGCCAAATGGTCGTTTTATTGATGCATTGAATGAAATAACTTATGACTGGAAAAATGCAAAATGTATTTTTGCTCATCAGGAATTTTATGGTGCACAGATGGGCTCTATTATTTCTGAAGATGGTGATAGATGGATGACTAATTATCCGAATGTAATATCTGGACATCTTCATATGAATCAACGACCACAAAAAAACATTTATTACCCTGGAAGTTCAATGCAAGTAGCATATGGAGAAACAGATGATAATATTGTAGCAATTATTAGATTTACAGATGAAAATGAATATGATATAGAGGAGATTCCGTTGAAGATGTCGCGAAAGAAAATTATTTATACGACAATAGATAATGTTGAAATTCCGGAAGAAGATATTAATAATAAATTAAAAATGTCGATTTCTGGAGATTACGAAGAATTTAAAACATTTAAAAAATCGAAAAAATATAAGCAACTTATTAGTAACGGAGTAAATGTTGTTTTCAAACCAACGAGAAAAGAAGTGAAATTGAAAAATGAAAAGATACAAGAAAGTATTGAAAAAAACAATGGCTCAAATGATTTTAAACAGATATTAAAAGAATCATTATCGACAATTAATAATAAATATATAAATGAGACGTATGAATTAGTTGTCAATAATAAACATACGATATGAAATTATAATTTTTTAATTTCCGTGGTCGTTATCGCATAAATATATGATAGGGCGATTGAATGGAATATCATCGTGGAAATGAAATTCTAATACATCGATACCATTTTCTAAATCAGTCAAATTATGTTGTTTGAAAAAAGATTTCATAACAGTTTTTGTTTCATTAACAATTTCATCAAAATTCATTTTGATAAATTTATCAGTTTTTATTTTATATTGAAATCCTTTGTAAGTCTTCGCGATTACTTTAACAGTTGTAAAATTATTTTCTTCAAAATTATTCATTTATATCTTTTGTAAAAAGATTTTAAATTGAAAAAAAATAAAGAAAATATAAAGAAAAATAAAAAGATGAAGAGAAAAGTTGATGATGAAGTTTCAGTAATGGATAAGTTTCTTAAAAAACAAAAAATCTGTAAAAAAAGATGTCGTGAAGAAGAAATCACAGATATCGTTCCAATTTTCAAAAAATTAAAAATAAATGAACAAACCGATGAAGAAAAATATAAACAATATAAACGTGATATACTATTGTACACTTAAAATTTTTTATAAAAATATTTATAAAAAACTGACTTAATAAATTTATTTCATATACTCATTACACAAACTAATATAAATTGAAGGTACCTGTTTCACATAACCTCTATTATTCAAATTATAAATTCCTGCTGAAGCGGCTCTTTGTTGAGCATCTGCTTTTAATGACGCTACACCTTGTCCAAGTAAAACTCGGTATGATGGTGAATATCTTTGATAAACATAAGATGTCGTTAATCTCGATTCAAGATCTTTAGTTTCTTCATATTCTAATTTTCCGAAACTTGTTTCACCACCTTTATTATATAAATCAAATAATTCCTTCAAACGCGTTTTTGCATCATATAAATCTTCATATTTTAAAGAAATATTAACAGTTTCAAATACGCTATGTAAAATTTCATATACAATAGCATAACCAACATTTTGTCTAATTTTCTCATCAATCATTAATTCGGTAATACCGATAAAAGCCTCAAACGTATCTTCCAACAATTTTTTCTTTTCTGTATTTCTTTGTTCTTCACTTGCACTAATAAAAGGCCAGAAACCAAGATTTTCTGCAATAACGCAGAATGTTTGTTTTGAACCGTATAGAATACGCAGACGTGCTACAATTTTAACACATTCTGAACATTTTAATTTAGGGAATTTCTTATACATATAAGAAACAATAAACTTATTAGCCGATAAATCTCCCAATTGTTCATAAACTTCATAATTATCTGTTTCATTTGCTGATTTAGCAGTAAATGCTACGTCGTATTGCTTCCATCCATCTTCGTTTAATAAAATATCAATATAATGATTTTTTATTTTAGCATTTTTCAGTATTTTTCTTATCAAATACTGAAAATCAGTGCCTCTTGAGCCGTTGTAAATGACTGGTTCTTCTATTTCGCTTGTAGATGACATTGGTGATTTTTTATTAGAGACGTAATTTTTAAATTCAATTTTTTTTCGAAAAAATTTAAAAATTATTAAATAAAAGATATGTCATCATCTAATCCGAGTGCATGTGTTAATTGTAATATCCAAAATTCTAATCCAAGTTTTAGTAATAGTGGATTATCTACTGGTATATTGAGAATTGCTCCTCCACCAAAAAGATATAATCCAGGTCTTCCAAATCCAGTAACAGGCGGAGGAACATCAGATGTTGTCAATAAAATTATTAATGTTGCAGCTCAATCAAGTGTAGGAAGTGGAGAAACTAAAACAACCGCCAGTAAAGCAAGTCAGCAAACAGCAAATATTTTAAGTAAAATATTAGATGTAGCATCCGAAATTGTTCAATCTGATGTAGGTAAAAAGAAATTAGCCGATACTTCTAATAGGTCTCAACAGCAACAAGATGAGAAAAAAGATTCAAAGAAAATAGTGTTAGCGCAAGGTCGTGTACGTCGTAAGACTGACATAGTTGAAGCTGTTGTAAAAGACGATAAAACAGATAAAGTAAAAAAGAAACGAGCATATCGAAGTGTTGGTACAGTTCTTGCTTCAGCACCCGAATTCAAAGCCAAATTTAATTCGTTAATTCGAGAAAAACCTAAATTATTAATGAAAGAACCTGAAAAGAAAGATGATTTACCAACAAATTTTGATGGAGTTGAAATATGGAAATCGTTTTTACAACCCATACGTTCACAAGGATTATGTGGTTCGTGTTGGGCGTTTTCGACATTATTTTGTTTAGGAACTCGTTTGAGTATTTATTCAAAAGGAAAATATAATTATGATTTTTCTCCAGCAAAAATGGTTTATTGCGGAATTACATTACCTGAAACAGAAGGTTCGAATTTAGAAAAGATAAGAGATATGCTTTCAGGTGGAAAACGATATGATTATTTTCAGAAAAAAGTTAATGGAGGAGAATCAGAAAGTTATGGATGTGCAGGAGAAACGTTAATAAATGCGTGGCAGTTTTTGTATAGAACAGGTGTACCTGAAAATTCTTGTTTAATGTATGGAGATGAAAAAAAAGCGAAAAGTCTTAAATTAAATTTAACTTTGAAAGATGATATTATGTATACTTGTGCTGATTTCGTAGGACCAAGTTATGATTCATGTCCATCTTCAAACAAATATATGATTTCTCATAGAGCGGGAGGATATTATTATGTTCCGGGGGTTCAAAACACAGAGGATCCGATAAAATCTGGAACAGAATATAATATAAGAAAAGAAATATATAAATGGGGTCCGTGTAGTTCTGGAATGATTGTACATGAAGATTTTATAAATTGGGAAGGAGATGGAATATATGAATATGACAAGAAATCACCAGAAGTAGGAGGACATGCTATAGTTATTATGGGATGGGGTGAAGAAAGAGGAAAGAAATATTGGATTGTCCGGAATAGTTGGGGAACTGATTGGGGTGATAAAGGATATTTTAAAATATTGAGAGGGGTTAATCATTGTGAAATAGAAGAAAATTGTTTTGTTGGATTTCCTAATATCCCCGGAATAAGATTATATATAGATTATCCAATTTTGTATGATATGGAAGATTATGCATCTAAATATTTATATAATATACACGATAGTGGGTATAAAAATACAACATATGAACAAATTGCATTAGGTAAAATTCCATATAAGGATATTAATATGGGAAATTTATATAATATTAATGATTTTGAAGATTTTAAAGATTTTATTGCTGGAAAAGTATCAGAACCATATACAGATTTAAGTGTTTTTAATTCTGTTAATGATTTCTTTGATACAGTTATTGAAGAGGAGCCAGAAAAAGAAAAAATAACAAAAATTGATGAATACGAATTTAGAATAAAAGATTTGTTTAAAAATAATATGATTAAAATTTTATTAATTATATTTTTAATAATTGTTTTGATGGTAAATTAAAAAAAAAGAAATAGATGAAGAAATAAAAATTTTATCTAACATTTATATGGAATTACAAATAATTAAAGCAACGCAATCTGAACCTCCAAGAAAAAAAAGAAAGACTGACGGTAAAAAGAAACGAAGTAAACGTCGACGCAAACGAAGTCGTAGTAAACGTTATTAAAATTTTTTAACTAAAAAGTTAAAAAATATATTTATCCGTTATTCATAATCTCTGATTGTTTTTCCGACTGGAAATCTTGGTACTCCAAATTCGCTCAATTCTTGATATGTAACCGTTAACATTTTACCAATATACTTATCACCATTCTTATATAATTCGGAACGTTCTTTGACTGTTCCTACTGGACGAACATCAAATTCTTTACCATTTTTTGCTTTACATTTCCATATAACAGTTCCATCATCATGTCCTTCACCTTGTTTATATCCTATAATCTCAAATTCGTCATCACTAAATGTTTTAAATTTTTGTAAATTTTTAGTTCGCGTAAATTCATACGGTGCATCTTTATTTCGTAAAATAAGCCCTTCATATTTCTCTTCAATAAAAGATGGATGAAATTTATTAGCTACATCATCTTTGCATGGGCAAAAATACGTATTAACAAATTTTATATATTTAAATTTAATGATATTTTTGATTTTTAGAATCATATCAAAACGTTCTGTCGCCGTTTTATTTTCAGTCGGTAGAAAACAATCATAAATATGATACTGTATATGTTCCAACTTTTCTCTATCTTCAGGTTTAAGCTTTTCTTTCTTAACAATACCCGCAATCTGATTGAATACAATATCATGATTATATAATTCTCCATCTAACACAATATTTGGAAAACTACTAAAAATAACTTTCAGTTCATCGTTGATATGAACCAAATTTTTGAAATATTTCAATTGTCGTGATTGATTCACAATTTCATTATTTTTAATATATGAGAGACAACGTATTCCATCTAATTTTGGTTGGACAAAACACGGAAATTTGATATCAATTTTTCTTTTAGTTTTTGAAGTTGGTTCCCAAGTGTCAGCAAGCATCGGTGGAAAAGACATATCAGTTTTTACAGAATCAATTTCATCCAATGACTCGATATATTCTTCTTTTTCTTTCTTATCTTTGAAAGTTTTATCACAAATTAAAATAGTTTGTTGTTCAACAGTTGTTTCATTTTTCTTGCCAATATTTTTGCCTTCTTTAACTTGTTTTTCACCATGAATAATTTTTCCGTCTTTTTGACCGTATTCAGTTTCAATCCAGAAAGTATTGTCTGAATGCATAGTTGCTTTTAACATCCAAATACGAACATTATCAGATTTATCTTTCTTGTAAAGCATGGGGTAATCTTTAATAATCTTTGACATCTTATATATGATTGTTAATTTCAAATGTAAAAAATAATTTCAATTTATTTTTAAAATTGAAATTTATTTTAAGGAAATGATAAAAAAATAAGAATGACTATTATCGAACGAAAGATACATATAGAACCTGAATTTTTGTATTCGGGATTGAATGCAAAATTATTAGATAATGTTAAAAAAGTGTATGAAAATGAATGCACAAAAGAAACTGGATATATTTTAAAAATTAATAAAATCGTTAAAATTAAAGATAATTATATATCTAATGTTAATAGTAGTATTATATTCATACTTGATATCGATGTCGACATTTTAAAACCAGAAATCAATGCAATATATACTGATAAAGTAAGTATGATATTTAGCGGAGGGTTATTTATTAATATTATGAACAAAATCAAATTATTGATACCAATTAGTTCACTTTCTGAATATAGATTTGACCAATCCACAAAAACATTTGTAAAATGTAAGGATAAATCGGTAATAAAAGAGAATGATGAGATAAAGATAAAAATTACAGGTATAAAATATTCTAAAAAGAATTTTAATTGTTTCGGAGAACTTATCTAAAGATTTTATTAAATAAATAATAAATGACAGAAATATTGATATTAAAAGAATTTAAGAAAAATTTAACAGCATTTATTGATGAATTAATAGACCAATTTCCAACTGAAGAAGATTTAATAGCATTGCGAATTTTTTTTAATGACCAAGTTGATATTAAAAAAGTAATGGAAACATTTACTCATAATCTTAATAAAGATGAACAGAAATTAAAAGAATATATAAAAGACAATAATGATTCTTTTTTTATTGACGGTTTTACAATTGATTATTATTTAGGTGAACCAAAAACTATAAATGTTAAAAAAATATGGCGTTCTCCGCGTCTCGACCAAGAAGATAAACAAGTAATCTGGAAATGGATTGATAGTTTTGTTTATTTATCCGATAAATATGCAAAGAACAAAACTTGTAAAGACAGTTTAATATCACAACCATCATCGTGTTCAACTACGTCTTCTTCTACTACGTCTGGAACGGCGCTTTGAACGACGTTTACTACGCTTTGAAGAACGATGTCGGCGTCTTCTACCGTCAGTAGTAGAATTACATCCACATCCATTATCGTATTTTTTTCTGCAACTACCACAACCGTGATCACCTTTGTCGGTTGAACTGCAAGTACCATCTCTTCTATTTCTTATATAACTCATTTATTATATAAGAAATATTTTTTATTTTTCTTTAAATAATTTTTCCATATCTTCATCAAGAAAATCCAATAATTTATAAATTTCTTTTAAGAATGTTGATACGATTTTTGTTGGTTCAGCCGATAATACATTTTTCTTTGCAATTTCACTTGCACCATCTCTAATAGGAGCTTGAAGTGTTTTTATCCAATAAAAAGTATTGTCAACTAATTTAATCATTGATACTGCATCAAACACATCATTTTTAATCATTTGTTCGAATAAATCTTTATCGAAACTACTTTCAATACTTTCATAAGTATTTGAATCTTTTTTAATATATACGAGTAATCGTATTTTTATTTCATCATATAATCGAACAATCCATTCGTAATCTGGGTTAGAAGAATTAATCGTTTCATCAATCAAATCAAAAAATGCTTTATGATAATTATCGCGAATTTGTTGTTCAATTTGTTTTAAATTATTTTCTTGCATAATATTTTTATAAAAAAAATTTAGTCTATAAATAAACAAAATTAATCTGTATTTTCTTTTATTATAATAAAATATGCTTTCAATTGTAGCAACAAATGTAGCAACGAATATAATTAATCCTGAAATTATATTAAAAAATGGTTATTTTCTCGCTAATAATTTATTATCAAGTGTATTATATCTAAAGACGTTATCTCACACTGACAATGAATTAAAAGAATTAATGACAAATACCGATATTCTAGAAGATATCGGTATAATAAAAACATTTATTGAAGAAAAAAAATTAAAAACTGATAGTTTATCTGTGCAAGTATGTATTGATAATTTAAATCAAACATTAATTACTTTAGAAGAAAATATTAATTCTATTACAAGTAAAATTGAAAATCATAAAAAATTATGGTTTAATGCATTTAGGTCATATGACATTCAAACGGAAAAAACACAAATCCCGAAATTAGTCAAACAAATGAAGCATCGTTTTGAAATTCTAATTAAAATTTCGAGCGTGATTTAATCTTTTTTAATTTTTTTTAATTTTATTATCAAAAATGAAATTATCCACATAAAACTCCATACAATACACACTAAACCAAAAACAAAACAATCTTGTCTATGATGTAATAAAAATGCAATTGCACAAATCATTGATTCAATTCCATGTATAGTAATTGTATATTCTAATAAAGTATGATTTCTTAAAGAATTGTAGAAAATTATAGAATCTGTAATAACGTAACGCATTTGAATAGCAATCATCCAAATATTCAAAATCACGTTTGGATTATGTTTATGGTCATTCAAACCTAATAAATATCTACTATAATCCATATAGTTTATCCAATTTTCAAAACTAAAAATTAATGAATATAAAACGAACATTGCACCAAAAATATGCAATCCGATAGAAAAAATTGCGAAATTATATAACATTATATAATTTACTAAAATTTATGTTTAAATAAATGTTTCAGAAAAATCTGAAAAATAATTCATTTCAAAAATAAAATTTTTTATTCTAAAATTAAAATCTCCAGTAAAAACTTTTCCGGAAAAACTTTTGGCAGAAAAATGTTTTTGTATTTTATAGGGATGGGGGGGGAAATCGTCAACACACACACAATTTTTTTAAATAAATACGTCATACTATATTTTGTATTTATTTAAAAAATAACAATATAGAGCATAAATGAGATTGCGAAATGTCAATATTTCAGAAAAAAATTGAGTATTTCAGAAAAAAATTGAGTATTTCAGAAAAAAATTGAAATAAAATGAAATGTTAAAAAACAATTTAAAAATAAAAAAATAATAGTAAAAGAAATGGAATTATCTTGTGAATTTTGCGATAGTAAATTTATAAGTATAAGTAATCTTAATTATCATATTAAAAATAATAAAAAATGTCAAGTAATTCAGCAAGAAAAAAATGTTAACTCCATAACAACATTATCATCTTGTGAATTTTGTAACAAAAATTTTAGAAATGATAATTTGAATACTCATCATAAAAACTGTAAGAAAAAATCTGATTTTGAAATTAATAAATTAAAAAAATTATTAATTGAAAAAGATGAAGAAATTAATAATTTACGAAATGAAAAAGATGAAGAAATTAATAATTTACGAAATGAAAAAGATGAAGAAATTAATAATTTACGTTTGCGTATAGCAGAATTGGAAACACAAAATAAAATATATTTACAAGACCGTGAACTTGTTCAAAAATTGGCTATGCAACCTAAAAATACAAATACAACTACTACTAATAATGATAACAGAATTAATAATAATTTCTTCGATGACCCCGAACGAATAAAACGAATGATTAATGAAAAATTAAATGAAGATTATGTTTGTGATGGACAAAAAGGTGTAGCACAGTTTGCTTATGATGCATTATTAAAGGATGAAGATGGTAATAAAAATTATATTTGTTCTGATCCGAGTCGACAAATTTTCAAATTTAAAAATAGCGAAGGAAATATAGAAAAAGATTTTAAAGCAATTAAATTAACAAATATGTTAATCGATGCTGGTATATCAAGTAAATCTTATGAAGTTGCTCAAACATTATGGACTAAAGAAGATGGCGGTATAGATACAAATAAATTTGAACAATATGGACCATCACATTTAGAAATAACGGAATTAAATATGGATAATTCTATTTTTAGAAATAAATTAGCAATTTTAACATCCTTGTAAATTTTTATAACAAAAAAGTTATAAAATATTTTTAAACCAATTTAGAATAAAATTCTATCGCTTTTGGATGTGCGCGAATACACAATTTATTAAAATTTTTTATTGATAATCCTTCTAATGTTCTTACTCGTGATAACGCAACGTAAGCTTGCGCATTTTCAAAAATATTATTCAAATCAACTTCCGCATATTCAATTGTTATTCCTTGCGATTTGTGCGCACTTATAGCGAAAGCTACTTTTAAAGGTATTTGCGTCCATTGCAATACAATTTCACCATTTTCTTCATGAGACCATATTTTATATTCAATCGTTATTATCATTCCATTCATAAATCGTACTTTTGGTAAATCATTTTCAAATCCGATTACAACACCTCTACTCCCATTTACCAATTTATTTTCAACATCCATATTATATAATAACATAACTTGTGCACCAACACATAATTGCATTGTAAAAGGAACATTACATGATTTTTTTATTGTTTCTTCAACTTTTTTAGCATCAAAACTTAAAACTTCATATGTTAAATCATATTCATAAAAATCCAAATCATTATTCTTAAGAACTAAATTATTTAACTCTTCATCATTTTCTTTATCAACATCACGATTAAGAGAATATATTTTTGTTGGCAATATACCATATTCATTCTCAAGTTTTGCATTAACTCGAGAACGAAGTAATTTTGCTGTTTCAGTCGATATATTACCCATACGAATTTCATTCAAACATTTATTGAAAACTAAATCTTCTTGTCTGAAATTTTCATCAAAATAAATTATATGTTTTATACAATTATTCCAAGATGTAGCCTCAAAACAAAATGAATCTGATTCACCAACTACAGGTAATTGTAAAAAATCTCCAGATAAAATAAGTTGTATTCCACCAAATGGTAATTCATTTCTTCTAATGACTCTCGCTAAATTTTCTAATTTATCGAATAATATTGGTGATAACATCGATATCTCATCAATCACTAAAATATTTAAATCACGCCATCTTTTTAAAATCTCTCGACGTTTTTTAATCATTAGAAATAAAGAGCTGACATCTGAATTACCTAAACCTATACCTAAATAAGAATATAATGTAACACCGTTAATCAATATAGCCGATGTACCAGTAGTAGATGTAATTGCGATATTTTTAGTTTCTTTGAAATGTTTGTAAATCTCTTTTATGAAATAACTTTTACCACCTCCTGCGGCCGAAGTAATAAAAACATTTTCACCTCGAGAAACAATATCAAACGCAATTTGTTGTTTTTCTGATAATTTTTCAACAACTTTTTTTTTTATTTTCTTTGACAATATAGGACTTATATCTTTTTCGAGATAATTATCTAATTTTATATTGATATTATAACCCATAGAATTAAGTTCTTTACATCTAATATCAAATAACCATTCTGATTCTTTTTGCATTCTTGGTACCATTATTTTCTCATAATTTCCAGAAATATTATTAGGATGCATAACTACTAAAAACATTTCTTTAACTTTGAATCCATAATAAGTTTCAATAATTATTCTATATAAATTAAGTTGTAAAGAATATTGAGAATAATTACAATCTTGTAAATGGTCAAATGGATATAATGCTTTGTGATTATTGAAATTTTTATAATTAATTTCTTTTGAACGCTTCCAATCACAAAGTATTAATTCTTTGTTGTCATCAATAAATACAGCATCAATTGCTCCAGTAATTTTGAGAATATCACTAAATATTAACCATTCAGTTCGATAAATTTTCATTTTCTTATGGTCTTCATAAAAATTCAAAAATTGTTTGTATTCTATTGATTCATTTTTAATATCTATACCATTGTAAAAATTCTCAATATCTAAATGTAAATTAGTTCCGTTATTCATTGCTTTTTTAGAATTATCATTCCATAATTTTTTTATATCATCTTCTTTCATACGATAATATTTATATTCAGGATCATTATTATATTTCTCATTTTTCATTATATTATCAATAACTGCATCAGTATCAAATTCATTCAAAAATTTTTTTATAAACGTTGTACAAGAAATTAAATCGGTATCATCGTCATCAATCCAATATTTATGACCTTTATCTAAAAATTTAATCCGTTTATCACGTTCATGTTTATTCAAATCCGCTAATTTCATCATCTCTAATTTTAAATAATTATGTTCATTTAAAATTTCATTTTTTATTTTTATTCTTCTAATAATACATCATTTGTATTTTTTTCATAATATTGTTTTGTAGTTTGATAACCATTAGAAAACAAATCCAATCTATTTTTTATGGAAATTCCAAAATTAAATGGATTTGTGTTTTTCGCGTCAGTAATTTTTATTATATCAATTTTACGATTATTCTTATCTATTGATTTAAGTTTTAAATTAAGTATTTCTGACAAAGGTATAAAAATAACTTTAAATATATATTCTAAAACATTAAATTCTGAATTTTTTGAAAGTGAATAATTTTTTGACATTTCAATATACACACCTAATATATTTTTTCCTTTTTCAAGTGCTATATCTATAGCAAAATTATTTACCAAACCTCCATCAATATAATGACTATTTCCGTATTTAAAATGTTCAAATACTAAAGGTAAATTTGATGACATACGTATCGCAATTAAACATGGTAAATTTGGATGTGTATCGTGAGATAAATATTCTATTTTATTTTCAGTGAAATTATAAGTAACAGAGATAAAATCTTTATCAAATTTTTCTTTTATATCTTTTAAAGTTGGTATATAACCAATTTTTTCTATAGTCAATTTTTCCATTTCTTCATATATATGAAGATATGACACAGCACCTAATCCATTCATCATTGCTACCATATTAAAATTTTGTATCTTTTCAAATATTTGATTTGTGCACAAATAAGTAATTATTTCAACCGGAGTATATCCTATAATTAATAGATATGAAATCATTGAACCTCCTGAAGTTCCGATAAATGTTTTAATATTTTTTAATAAATAATTATCATAAGCATATTGCATCGCTCCTAAAATATTAAATGCTTTTATAGCACCACCTCCTAAAACAATGGTATCATATTCTGACGAAAAAACTTCCGTTTCATGTATTTTTTCTTCTTCCATTTTTATGATTAAAAATATTCTTTAAATAAAAAAATTATACATTTAAAACACGTTTTAATAACAATATACAAATAATCGCAAGTAAAATAATAACAACTATATACCCTGCATTATTACTTTGATATAATCGAGAACAAACAACACAGTTTGTAGTATGGTCTGCTACATTAATACAATTTAATTCTCCACCCATCATCATATGATGTCTATGATCATGCATTGGTGGTGGTTCAAACATTCTTGGGTCTTCAATCATATAATTTTGAGGTGGTGGAGGAGGTGGAATAAATTGTTGTATTGTAACTTGTTGTTCTTGTTGATTTTGTTGTCTCTGTGGTCGTTGTTGTGGTTGTGGTGGTATCATTCCCGATTCCATTGGAGGTTCATACCCATTTCTTATGAATTTTTGCATTTGATTAGCATTATCAGGAGGTATCATACTAAAACCATTAGATTGTTGTTGTGTTTGATTTCGTTCAAGTTCTTCTAAATCAGGTAGTTCTTCTATTAATGTATAATTTCTATTAGTTCTATAATTACTCATTTATTATTAAAAAAATATAAAAAAAAAATAAAATTTCGTAAAAATAAAAAAAAATGCTTACGTTTTCTAATAAATTACGTCGACGACGTTCTGTAAAAAGAAAAAGTCGGAAATTAATAAGAAAAAGATGTAATCATTCGCGTTCTTTTTCTTGTTATCATTATGAGCAAACTGTTATTGTAAACGGTAAAAAACAACATAAATCACAAAATATGTGCAAATGTTATGATTGTGGAATGGAATTTATTAATTAAGTACTAAAACACCTGTAGCACCGTCATTATTATCTTTTTTATTATCATCATTCAGTTCTTTTAATTTATTATATCTATTTTCTAAAAGTATTATATCTGTTTCATCTTTTAATTTATTATATCTATTTTCTAAATTTACCATTTCAATATTATTTTTAATTTCTTCAACAACTTCTTTTATAACTTTTTCTACTTCTATATCTTTTTTAATTTTATCGCTATTATATTTATAATTTTCTATATGTTTAATCATATCATCGCTCATATCTTTTTTCGTTGTCAAACAAAATGATAATTTATATTTTAGAATAGATAATTTATTTGAAACATCAAAATCTTTTGGGATAAAATAACGTTCGATATTTTCTTTTCTGTCATTGAGAATATTAATTGAAGTATAAATATTCATAGTATCAAAATTAATATCTGTGAATATGTCCGGTTTTTCTGGTTGAAAATAGTCGTAAACATTATCTAATATATTTTCGTACACATTTTCATAAATATATTCGTAAAAATCATTAAAATATTCCATATCTTTTATTTTTATTTAAAAATTAATTTCATAAATAAAAATGAATAACGATTTAATTTATAAAAATGTAGAAACAAATAATTTAAATTTAACGTATTATCCGTATTATATATTTAATGGTTTATATTCATATTCAAAATATTTAAACATTTTTGAAAATAAGTTTGAAGCATCCGAAATTATCAATGGGTTATATATTGGTTCAATTGATTCAACATATGATATTAAAACGTTAAAAATGTTAGGTATTACACATATAATTTCTGTATTACCTGGTTTCATACCACCATATCCTAATGATTTTAAATATATGATTATAAATGCTATGGATGATGAAAATACAAATTTGGATATGGTTTTTGAAGATTCAAATAAGTTTATAGATGATGCAGTTGAAAATATTGGGAATATTCTTGTTCATTGTATGATGGGAAAGTCAAGAAGTGCTACAATCGTAGGAGCTTATTTGATAAATACTTTTGCAATGAATGTCGATGAAGTATTATCTTTATTGAAAAAAAAAAGAAATATCATTCAACCAAATAAATATTTTGAACAACAATTGAGAAAATATTACAAGTATAAAAAAAATTTAGAATAAAAATATTTTCTACAATAAAAATGAATAAAATTATTATTATTGTAATCGTTGTATTTTTGATATATATATTACGTTTTACGATTTTAAATTTTATATTTTTATCAAGTAATGGGAGTTTTTTCAGTAGTAATAATATGCATGATGTAAAAGATTCGGATTTTAATTTAGAAATTAATAAACATCATTTTTTAGGAAATCATATATTTACGGGAGATAGAAATAAATTTAATGAAATTATAAAGAAACTTAAATTTATTGATATTTTTTCTTATCAACGCGACAATAAAGATTTGAAAACTGTTATTCATAGAAAAAATAGTGATAAACCAGTAAATATTGATGATGTTGTTTCTGTAACTACGCGATTTATGAATGATAAATTATTTACAACATCATATGAAAAAGTTGCTGTTTTAGAAGAAACAGATAATTCTTTTATTATGTGTATGACAAGTTGTTCTGAAAATATAATAAACGGATATTATAGAATAAAAGTTAATTTAGATGAAAATAAAAATTCAATCACGATAAATTATGCCAAAGTTCAATCACTACAACCATTTATTATGCGATTTTTACTTAATAATAATAGTAAATATGTAGATGCAAACATAAATAGTGTTAAAAATACTATAAATTTCTTATCTGGACAAGAAGATTTCAAAATTGAAAATGTAATTCATGAATATAAATAAATTTAAATTTTTTATAAAAAACTTTATAAAAAATAATTTAAAAAAGCAAATTAACTAATTCAATATAATTTTTTTTAGCATCAATTTTTGTTTTTCCTAAATTTTTTTTCCAAGAATTCCATTTATTCATATTATGAAAATAGAACCAATATGGTTTAACAGATTTATTATCACCGAATAGCGCTTGTTTGTAAAAACCATAAATTACGATAAAATCATCATAATTCACAAGTTTTCGTATTTTTAAATTATTAACTGTTCTTACACATTTTTGAAATTGAATATCCATATCATTTTCAATTTCTTCATTCATTTTATAAAAAATAAATATATTTTTTATCAAAATAAATTTATAAGTTGTTATAAAAATTTTTTATTATAAATATTTTAATAAAGAAAAATGACGGACAAAATTAAAAATACAACTACTTTTAAATTATCAAATGCAGAAGGAAGTTTGATATATAATAATGTTTTTTATGACCTTAACGATTATTTAGTATTAGGGTTAGGTGCTACAGGTCCGACAGGGTATACCGGTGCAGATGGAAGTGGAGGTGGAGGCGGTGGTGGTGATGGTTCTACTGGTCCTACGGGAAAATCAGGACCTACTGGTTCTACAGGTGCAAAAGGAGAATCTGGTCACACGGGGCCTTCAGGTGCTACTGGTTTTACGGGACCAACAGGTTTAGGTGCCACAGGTAGAACAGGTCCTACAGGACCGTCAGGTGGCACTGGTTATACAGGGTACACTGGTAGAACTGGACCAACTGGACCAACAGGTTTTACAGGTCCTACTGGTATGCAAGGAGAGCAAGGTATTAAAGGAGATACGGGTGTTACGGGACCTACTGGAAGCACTGGTTTTACAGGGTATACGGGAAATACAGGACCAACCGGAAGATCAGTTACAGGACCAACTGGACCACGTGGTACGGCTACAGGTTATACAGGGTATACCGGTTTTACAGGATACACAGGACCAAGAGGTATTGCTGGGTTTTCTACTAATACTGGTGCTACTGGTCCATATGGTCCGACTGGTGCATCATACCAAAATACCGGAACTATTGTAATTGGTGATTTTTCAGGAACTGGACCATTCAATTTTGTAGCAGAAACGTCAGATGTAATATTATGGTTAAGCTCTGCGGATTTACCATATAATAATGGCGATAATGTAGTTTCATGGAACAGTAAAGTAAATGGTTATAGTGCAATGTCACCAATCCCCGGAACCATTCCTACCTATTTAACAAATCAATTGAATGGTAAAGGGGTCGTAAATTTCACTAATGTTCAACAAAGTATGGTATCTAATATTCCTATTAATAGGTCAGGATTTTCTGTATTTTTGTTATATAAACCTGTAAATCAATTCACGTCAAGTCCTATGATACAAGCCCAAAGTTTGTTAACGGCTGAAAGTTTTTATTTCTTATCAAGTTTTCATTCTGTTTATAGTAATTATGTCATAAATCAACTAAATAAAAATATTTCTTTAATTTCTCAATCGGCAAATGGATTTCAAAGTACTGATTCAAATACTTGGCAATTATTAGAATTTGTTTCTATTGATATCAACAATTTCAATTTAATATCTATATATATAAATGGTCAACTTATTTTTTCTGAAGATATTTTAGGTGCACCATCCGATTTTTCTGAATTTTATGTTTCAGATTTATTTATAAATTCTCTTAATGGAAGTAATTTAGCAGGAGTTAATGCACAAATCGCTGAATTAGTTATTGTTAACAGAAATTTAGAGGCAATTGAACGTCAAGGTATTGAAGCAGATATTTTATGGAAATGGAATTTACAAAATTTATTACAACCTAACCATCCATTTTATAATGGTTCTATTCCTATTGTTATTTCTAATGTCCAAGAAAGTCTTAACATTAATTTGGTAGATTCATTTTATGTTCATAATTTTAAACAATCTAATAAAGATGAATTTAAACCAGTTGTTTATGATACAGATACAGGTGAATTAACATATACAGTTTTCCCTTCATATGCTTTAATCGTAGGAGCCACTGGTTCTCTTGGACAAACCGGTTATGGAAATATTGATAGACTTTTATTTGATACTGAAGCAGGATTTACAGTCACAGAAGGTCCTACTGGTACAGCGGTAGTTTCTATGAATAGTACTTTTAAATATTGGGAAATTAATGAAACGCCCTGTTTTCAAGCAGAAGCATTAGATACATTAAATTTATTTTCTGGAACAGGAATAAAAATAGAATCAAGCGTTGATAGTCATGGACATAAATCTTTAACATTCGCTACAACAGATGAACCTGGTGATTATTATGCCAATTATTACTATTGGAACCCAACATCAAAAAAATATGAAGTTAATCGTGGTTCGCAAGTTTTCTTAGGAAGTATGGCCGGTTCAACTGGACAACAAACAGGTGCGGTTGCTATTGGATGGGAAGCAGGAACACAAAATCAAGGATCTTATTCTGTTGCTATTGGATACGAAGCTGGTATGACTCAACAGTCAAATCAATCTATTGCAATTGGTTATAAATCTGGTGTTTTAAGTCAGGGAGTAAATTCTATCGCGGTTGGTTCTTACGCTGGTGCTACTGGTCAAAAAGACTCATCTATTGCTATCGGATTTCAAGCTGGACAAAGTACTCAAGGAGCACAATCTATTGCAATTGGTTACCAATCTGGGCAAAATATACAAAATTCTGGTTCTATTGCAATTGGTTATCAAGCAGGACAAACACAACAAAGTACATATTCTATTGCAATTGGTTATCAAGCTGGGCAAAATTTACAAGGTTCTAATTCTGTTGCTATTGGTTTTCTAGCAGGTTCTAGCAATCAATCAACTAATGCAGTTGCTCTTGGTCAATATGCGGGTACTCAAACACAAGGAGTTTCAGCAGTTGCTGTTGGTCAATATGCTGGATTTGTTAGACAAGGTAGTTATGCTGTTGCTGTAGGTGCTAATGCTGGTACATATAGTCAGGGAAATAATTCAGTTGCTATTGGTAATGCAGCAGGTAATTCAACGCAAGGTTCTAGTGCTGTTGCGATTGGTCAAAACGCTGGGTATTTTAGTCAGGGAAATTCAGCAGTAGCAATTGGTGCTTTTGCTGCTCAAAATACTCAAAATCAAAATGCCGTTTCAATAGGTTATCAATCTGGGTATCAAAATCAAGGAACTAATAGTATTTCTATAGGTTATCAAGCTGGTATGACTCAACAGTCAGATAAATCTATTGCTATTGGATATCAATCAGCCTATCAATCACAAAGTAACTTAGCAATTGCTATTGGTTATTCTGCTGGTTCAAATGTCCAAAGTTCTGGAACTGTTGCTATTGGATACCAAGCTGGTCAATATACTCAACAATATCAATCTATTGCTTTAGGTGTAAATGCGGGTCAAACATCTCAAGGAACGCAATCTATTGCTATTGGATCATCTGCTGGGTCAAATGTACAAGGTTCTGGTTCTATTGCAATTGGATACCAAGCAGGATTTTCAAACATGAGTAATAATTCTATAGCTATTGGTTATCAATCAGGATATCAAACAAGTGGTTCATATCCAACTGGAAATTTATTATATAATAATAATATAGAATTATTAAATGGTACAACAAATGCTTCAGCTGTTACAACTTGGGGTTCATTTTCACAAAGCACAACATCTAAAAAACCAACTTATTATACATCTGGTGGATTTAATAACAAACCTTATGTAAGTTTTAGTAGAAGCAACGTTCAAGAATTATCAATAAGTAATGCTACGATTAATTTTTCTAATGGTTTTACTATAGTTATGTCAGTAAGATGCACAGGTTCGGTTTCAAATTTTGAAAAATTTTTAACATTTTATAATAGCACAAATCATTTTATTTATCTTGCTCGTGATTCTGGTTCTATTTTAAGATTTGTAGCTAAAAATAATGGTGGTGGTGAAATGTCTCTCTATAGTTTATCTGGTGCTATTTCTCAAAATACATTTTCAGTATTTGCCATCAGATATAATAATTCTACGAGATTAGTTGAAATGTTTAAAGATGGTGTGTCTATAAATTCAACTACATTCGCAACAACAATATCAAACACTACATATAATACTGGAAAAATAGGAGGTTGGGAATTATTCGGTGATCCTAATTTAAATGGAGATACTTCAGGTGTTTTTGTTTATGAAAGAGAATTATCAAATTCTGAAATTTTACAATTTAATTCAAATATTTCAACTGCGCCATATAAAATAGCAATTGGTTATCAAGCTGGTTTTGATTCTCAACAAGATTCATCAATATCTTTAGGTTATCAAGCAGGTCAAACACAACAAGGTTCAAAATCTATTGCTATTGGATACCAAGCTGGTATTGTAAATCAAGGAATAAATTCTATTTCTATTGGTACGTCATCAGGGCAATATCAACAAGGAAGCTATTCTATTGCTCTTGGATATAATGCTGGTCAAACTAATCAAGTCGAAAAATCTATTATAATTAACGCAGATGTAACTGCACCAACCGTTACTAATTCTGGATTATATATAAATCCTATTCGTTTAGATACAACAACTATAAATTATATTGGATATAATACTAACACAAAAGAATTAACATATAATCCTTATGCACCTGCTACCGGTTATAGTGGGTATACGGGTTATAGTGGGTATACGGGGTATACGGGTTATAGTGGGTATACGGGTTATAGTGGGTATACGGGTTATAGTGGGTATACGGGTTATAGTGGGTATACGGGTTATAGTGGATATACGGGTTATAGTGGGTACACAGGGTACACAGGATGGACGGGATGGACAGGTTATAGTGGGTATACGGGTTATAGTGGGTATACGGGGTATAGTGGGTATACGGGGTATAGTGGGTACACAGGTTATAGTGGGTACACAGGTTATAGTGGGTATACGGGTTATAGTGGGTATACGGGTTATAGTGGGTATACGGGTTATAGTGGGTACACAGGGTACACAGGATGGACAGGATGGACAGGTTATAGTGGGTATACGGGGTATAGTGGGTATACGGGGTATAGTGGGTATACGGGGTATAGTGGGTATACGGGGTATAGTGGGTATACGGGGTATAGTGGGTATACGGGTTATAGTGGGTACACAGGGTATAGTGGGTATACAGGGTATACGGGGTATAGTGGGTATACAGGGTATACAGGATATAGTGGGTTTACGGGTTATAGTGGGTATACGGGGTATACAGGATGGACTGGACCAACAGGACCTACCGGACGTCAAGGAACTATAATAGTAGGAAGCGTCCAAGATTCTACAGAATTAAATAATTATGATGTTTCCGGACTAACTTTAGGAGATGGAATAATTCAACAAGACACAGGACGTCTGCAAGTTTTTTATAGTGCGGCAGGTGGAAGTATATCATTTGTAAACACAAATGCAAGTTTATCATTTAGCCCTGGTGTAGCATTATCTAACAGTAATTTTACTGTTGAATTATGGATGAATTTATCATCTGCTTCTTATCCATTATCGATAATTGGAACGACATATGCATCTGTAAATAATCAATTTACGTTATATTTAATTAATAATTCTTTGCTACAATTACAATCTGCTGGAGGTCCATCAGTAATATGGAATATTTCAATTTCTAATAGTACTTGGTATAATTTAGTTATCGTTAGAAATGGAACAAATTTTGCTTGTTGGTTAAATGGTACTAAATTATCTGTATTTGCTAATGATTTTATAGGTCCTGCTTATACATTTAACGAAAATGTTAATTCTATAGGTTATTTAGCAGGTTTTAATAGATTAAAAGGAAAAGTTACAAATGTAAAAATAACAAAAAGTGCTTTATACTCATATTCTGCATCTACGATACCTTTACCTACACAACCTTATTCTTTTTCTCCTGATACCGAATTATTATTAAATGTTTATTCTTCAGGAACTTATATTAGTGATACTTCAGGATTACAAACTATAACCCCGATAGATACTCCGGTATTTTCTTCATCAAATCCTTTTTCTGTTGGAAATGGTGTTTTTAAAGATGTAGGTAAAATAGTTGGTAGTACAGGTTATAGTGGGTATACGGGGTATAGTGGGTATACGGGGTATAGTGGGTACACAGGGTATAGTGGGTACACAGGTTATAGTGGATATACGGGTTATAGTGGGTATACGGGGTATAGTGGATATACGGGGTATAGTGGGTATACGGGGTATAGTGGGTACACAGGTTATAGTGGATATACGGGGTATACAGGATGGACTGGATTTACAGGGTATACGGGGTATACGGGATGGACTGGATGGACAGGTTATAGTGGGTATACGGGTTATAGTGGGTACACAGGATATAGTGGATATACGGGTTATAGTGGGTATACTGGGTATAGTGGGTACACAGGGTATAGTGGGTACACAGGTTATAGTGGGTATACGGGGTATACGGGATGGACTGGATATACGGGGGTGACAGGATTTACGGGGTATAGTGGGTATACGGGTTATAGTGGGTATACGGGATTTACAGGGTATACGGGGTATAGTGGGTATACGGGGTATAGTGGGTATACGGGGTATAGTGGGTACACAGGTTATAGTGGGTACACAGGGTATACGGGATGGACTGGATTCACAGGTTATAGTGGATATACGGGGTATACGGGGTATAGTGGGTATACGGGTTATAGTGGGTATACGGGATATACAGGATGGACTGGATTCACAGGCTACAGTGGGTACACAGGGTTCACAGGATATAGTGGGTATACGGGATATACGGGATGGACGGGATTCACAGGCTATAGTGGATATACGGGTTATAGTGGGTATACAGGTTATAGTGGGTATAGTGGGTATACGGGATATAGTGGGTATACGGGATATAGTGGGTATACGGGGTATAGTGGGTACACAGGTTATAGTGGGTATACGGGGTATACAGGATGGACTGGATATACGGGGGTAACAGGATTTACGGGTTATAGTGGGTATACGGGTTATAGTGGGTATACGGGATTTACAGGGTATACGGGGTATAGTGGGTATACAGGATTTACAGGATATAGTGGTTATACGGGATTTACAGGATATAGTGGTTATACGGGATTTACAGGATATAGTGGGTATACGGGATTTACAGGATATAGTGGGTATACGGGATTTACAGGATATAGTGGGTATACGGGATGGACTGGATATACGGGGGTAACAGGATTTACAGGATATAGTGGGTATACGGGATATACGGGATGGACTGGATTCACAGGGTATAGTGGTTATACGGGTTTTACAGGATACACAGGCTTTACAGGATATAGTGGGTATACGGGATATACGGGATGGACTGGATTCACAGGCTATAGTGGATATACGGGTTATAGTGGGTATACAGGATTTACAGGATATAGTGGTTATACTGGATTTACAGGTTATAGTGGTTATACTGGTTTTACAGGGTACACAGGATGGACGGGATGGACAGGCTATAGTGGATATACGGGGTATAGTGGGTATACGGGGTATAGTGGGTACACAGGTTATAGTGGGTATACGGGTTATAGTGGGTATACCGGATATAGTGGATATACGGGTTATAGTGGGTACACAGGTTATAGTGGGTATACGGGGTATACAGGATGGACTGGATATACGGGTTATAGTGGGTACACAGGTTATAGTGGCTATACAGGGTATACTGGATGGACTGGATATACGGGGGTGACAGGATTTACGGGTTATAGTGGGTATACGGGGTATACGGGATGGACTGGATATACGGGGGTGACAGGATTCACGGGCTACACAGGTTATAGTGGATATACGGGTTATAGTGGGTATACAGGTTATAGTGGATATACAGGTTATAGTGGATATACGGGGTACACAGGATACACAGGACCAACTGGACCACCTGGGACTGCAACTAATACAGGAGCAACAGGATATACGGGCTTTACAGGATACACAGGTCCCACAGGACTCCCAGGGTCTGCGACAAATACCGGTGCAACAGGACCGGCTTATGATAATACTGGTACTATTTATTTAGGTGACTATAAAGTTAGTAATAATACAGGAAGTGTTAATTACATTTCTAATATCCCAGATTTGGCTTTATGGGTTGATACATCATCAATGACAGGATTCATTGATGGTGATACGCTTACAAATTTCCTTCCTAGAGTTGGTCCAACAGGATATGTTTCCAACGCAATAAAGTTCGTAAAAACAACAGCAACCGGATATGTTACCGCATCTACTCAAGTTAATAATGGTATGATTTCTTTTAATGCTATTTCTTCAACAGGATCAATTTATTTCCCTGATATAACATTAGATATCGCAAAATCTTCAATTTTCTCGATGTATGCTAACCCTACGAATACTAATTCTCCACCACAGATTGTTTTAGGATTTCAAAATACTGGCACAGCTCCATACTCATCTTTTTCTAACAGTTTCCTTGCATCAAAAAGTCATAATGTTGATAGCGGAAATATACAACCTGCAAGATTTATACCAGAAGTTTCTAATACTTCCACAGATTTGACATTATTAGAAAGTTATTATACATCTGATAATTCTAATTATGGAACTATTTACAAAGACCAGCAAATTATTACCACGTCTTTCGCAGGAACAACTAAATCATATTCAACGGCTGATAATAGAATCAATAATTTGTATAAGCCAACAGAGGATACTTTTATTTTAGATACCGCTGGTAGTATTTATCAATCTACAGATTTAGATGCGATGACTTATACAAAATATGATCAAAGTTCTTATCCAAACGTTGATACATATATCCAAGATAATTTGAGTAGTGTATGTAAATTATGGTTAAGTACGAGAAATTTGACCTTAAATGACGGAGAAGGATTTTCTCAATGGAATAGTTATATTGGAAGTTCTTATGCTACGGTATTAAGTGGATATTCTCAAGTTTATACCCATATATCACTAAACGGTTATAAAACTGCTCGCTTTGATACTAATTCAGTTATGGTAGTTGACCCGATTACAATTACAAATATGAACGAGTTCCATTTGTTTTATTTATATAATCCGGGTGATTATCCTGTAATCAATAATTTTGGTCCAACAATTCACATGAGCACATCTTTTAAAAAGAACTTTAATCCTGATAGCGCAAGTATATCATCTCCAAATTCATTTGCGTCAGGTTTTGGTTTCCAGATAACTCCAGGTAATCTTGCAGACAATAGAGTCTATGGATATTCTCAAGGTGGAAGTTATACATTTTCTGGATTAAGAGTCGGTACTGACGCTACGAATGGTGGTGGAATTAGAAGTGAGGGTTTTGATAAATATGGGTTTAAAAATCAATGGCAATTAATTGAAATTGCTTCTGGTGATTCTCTCTATGTGAATGGATTTCCTGGTAAACCTATCACACCTAATTATCCTTCCTCTTTCACAGGAAAATTATATATCAATAACATTAATTCAAGTGGTGAAATAGCAGATATTATTTTAATTGATAAAAGATTGACTCCTTATGAAAGAACAAACATTTACAAAATGTTGAGGTCGAGGTATAATTTGACAGGACAAGGACCTAAATATGAATTACCTTCAACATCAACGGAAATACCATATTATTGTAATGGATTAGCCTATGGTGATTCAAAATTACTTGTTCTTGGGTCATATAATAATTATATCGCAAATTTCTGTTCTTACTCAAGCGATAATGGTAATTCATGGGCTTCCAGTAATTTGAATCCTTCATTGACTGCAAAAACAGCCGTATATAGTTCTTCTGTTGGGAAATGGGTTATTGGTGGTACACCTGCATCAACAAATACTTTAGGTTATAGTACAGATGCTATCACTTGGACAGGATCTGGTAGTTCTATTTTTAGCACAACAGTTAATAAAGTTATATATGCTAATAATTACTACCTAGCCGTTGGTAGCGGTAGTAGTAATACTATCGCTTCAAGTGTTGATGGAACTGTTTGGACTGGTAGAGGTGCTACATATTTTGCTGAAGGAAGAAGTATTGCTTATGGTAATAGTACATATGTTGCCGTCGGAGATAGAAAAGTTACGCATGTAGCCGGTGGCTCAGGAATCAATAGTTTAGCAGTCTCTTATGACAGAGGTCTAACTTGGACAGGATTGGGGGAAACAGTGTTTGTAGGTATTCCTGGATGTATTGCTTTAGCGTTTGGTAATAATCTTTGGGTTGCAGGTGGAGATGTTGCTACGGGCTCACCTCATGGACTCGCCTATTCATACAATGGAATAAACTGGACAGGTTTAGGAACTACCGTTTTGAGAATTACAAACGGTATAGTTTATAATGGTACTGATAAATGGGTTGCTGTTGGTTTTAATAATGATAGAATAGCCTATTCATCTAACGGAACGCAATGGACTACGACAACTGGTTCAACGATATTTTCTAATGGTCGTAAAGTAGCATTTGGCAACTCTTTATTTATTGCTGTGGGAAATGGACCAAATAACATCGCTTGGTCAAATGACGGTATTAGTTGGACAGGATTAGGAACAACTGTATTTGGTGCTGGTCCTGGTTACGGTATTGCTTATGGAGGAGGAAGATGGGTAGCACTGGGTGCAGGTGGGTCTAATACTATAGCCTATTCAGACAATGGAACTCAATGGACTGGTTTAGGACTCACTATTTTTGGTATATCAAATGATGCCGCTATAGGTAATATTGCTTATGGAACAGATAAATTTGTTGCTGTTGGTGGAGGAGCAGGAAACTCAATTGCCTACAGTTCTAACGGTTCTCAATGGACAGGGTTAGGTACAACAATATTCCCTTCTGTTGCTGATAATATTGGTTATGATGGCGGTAGATTTATCGCGATGGGACGTGTGGATGGAGGAGGATTACGTATTATGGGAGCATATTCTGATGATGGAATTACTTGGGTAGGTGTTATAGATTCAACATTATTTTCAACATATGGTCGTGCTATAGCCAGTAATAATGCTGGTATTGCAAATAATACTGTGTACGCTCCAATCGCCTATTCTTCTGATTTAACAACATGGACTGGAGTTGCTACCACACTTTTGAAACATGGTTATGATATTATTTATACTGACAAGTTTGTTTGCGTCGGAGAAGCGCTTACAAATTCCCTCAATAATATCTTAACTTCTTCAGATGGAACCATTTGGACGGCTATTACCAATACTTTACTGAGTTATAGCCCTACTAATTCAAGAATTATTACTCTTGATGCTGAAACTGATTTCACAGGATTTACAAACGGTCAAGCCGTTACAAATTGGAATGGTTGGACACCAGTGAACGCAGGTTCACCGCCAACTTATAGCACCTATAACGGAGGTAAGTTTGTATTATTTACTAACCAAAATCAACAATTAAGATATACAGGTGGTACTACATTCAATTCCGCAACAAATGGGTGGACAATTAACTTCCAAAGTATCAATATTGCTTCAGCAACCTTATTTACATTTACTTCTGCTACTGTAACTATAGTTATTTCGTATAGTCAGAGTTACGGATTTAGAATTGTTTCCACAATATCTGGTGTAGCAACGACTATGGATTTCTCAACAAATGAGAATAGAGGATTTATGAGCAGCGAATGGCATGATGCGGTAATTTCTTATAATCATTTGAACCATCATTTTATGATAACGATTAACGCCAGATACAGTAAGTCTAAATACGTACATATTTTAGAAGTCCCTAATGCTTCGTTCTCGAGTGTAACATTTGGAGGTTCAGGGATGGATACTATGTATGTCAATAGAATATTTATATATGAAAATTATATGGAGCATTTACATAATTATAATAGGGATAGTATATTTAGTCTAAAAGCTTTCTCCACAAACTGGAAAAAACAAGCAATCGTTTTATCAAAGATTACTTATGGTAATAATAAATATTTAATTTCTGGTAGAGATATGATTAATGAAAACTATTATTATAGCAATGAGTCTGATACTAACACTTATACTAACAATTATAAAATCCTATTGAATACATCTCCTTTATTCAAATCTACAGATGGAACGTCATGGTCATCTATGTTAAATACAGGAATAGCAAGTTCAGTAAACGCTTTAGAGTACTTTAACTCAAAATTTTACATCGTATCTAATGAAACTTACAGCGCTCTTGCTTCAAATTACTCCACGAGACCTACAAGAATACTTTCATCTTCGAATTTAGATTATTGGCTTAATGTTGGAGATAAAAGTGAAATATTGGTTCCTAATTTGTCTTTACCGTCAGCCATTTCTCCGAAACAACTTTTAAGTTCAATTTCAAATATTTTCCTAAATTATTACACAGGGGTTTGGTATGCTGTTGGAATGTCAAATGATATTGTTCCTAATCCGTCTGTAATTAGATACAAAGATGGATATTGGACATACGACTACCCAAGACTACAATATAGTGGTGAAGGTAATAATTCAAGAAATCCATATAGGGCAATCACAAGTATTTATTCTGCTGCATTGAAAACTTCTACAACTTTATATATTTCCACAAATGATGGAGTTTATCTGTATAATTTGACACCATTCAGTAATTATATTGTTGTTAGAATAGATGGTGGCGCGTCTTCGTATGGTTGGAATCAATCTCAAGTGTTTGGTTTATCCAACATGTATTTTAAAAGCATGTTAGTAGACCCTTACTTTAGTAGTGCAAATTACTTTTTGACTTACAGTACTAATAAATTATTTTATGGAGATACTGAAAACACTTCTGCCAATACCTTTTTAACTACAAAAAATTGCTTCTATTATAATGAAGATAAGTTTATTGTTGGTGGTAATGGAGGTAGTGCTTCAATTATTTACCGCACTTTATATAATAATTTTAACGGTAATTTTACCAATGCTACAAGTGCTTTTGCTTTAATGAGTACTGTAAATAGTATTGTAGCAAGTCGAAGTGTGATTTTAAGAAGATGGGTTGCTGTTGGGGTTGATAATTCTACTAATAATAGTATTATTTATTCTAACGATGGAATTAATTGGACTGGTGCTTCAAATACTCATTTTACGACAGGTGTTTCAGTTAATTGGTATAATGACCATTTCATTGCATTGGGAACTGGCGGAACATCAAAGGCTGTTTATTCATCTGATGGTATTACATGGTATAGTCATACATCCGCTTCTGATTTATTATCATCGGCAACACCAAGATTAATACAATCCTATTCAAATCGTATGGTAAAAGGTGTTACAATTTCTAATAATGTAAATATGAATACTTCAACAGTTGGTGACAGTTTTCCAGTAAAATTCGTAATGGGTGTTAAAGCTAAGGCTGGTAGTTATCCATTAATTTATTCATCAGACGATGGAACTACTTGGACTAGTAGAGAAGCCAGAACTGTGATGGGTAATGAAAGAGATACGTATATAACTGATATAGCATATTATAACGGTTTATGGGTAGCAACCGCTATTTTTGTAGCTTTTGCAAGTAATAATATCATAATGACATCTACAGACGGAAAAACATGGACTGGTCGCGGTGGAAAAAATATTAATGGTCAAAATGCTTTCTCTGGAGGTATAACAGTTGCATATGGTAATGGTTTATGGGTCATGGGTGGTCAGGGAAATAACAATTTTGCCTCTTCTACTGATGGTATTACATGGACACCAAGAGGTGGTTATCCAGATATATTCAGTCTATTCCCTAATAAATTAAGATACGGTAATGGTATATGGGTTGCAGTTGGTAACGGTTCCGTCAATACATTCGCATCGTCTGTCGATGGAACGACGTGGGTGGGTCGTGGAAAAACTATATTAACAGGTGAAGGTGTTGGATTGGCATATGCTAACAACATGTGGGTAGCGGTTGGTTCAGGAACATCAGATTCTGTGGCAACATCTAATGATGGAATAACTTGGACAGCAGCGGGTGGTAAAACCAATTTAATTGGATACGGTCGTGGCGTAGCATATGCTAATGGTTTATGGGTTGTAGTAGGATCAGCATCAGGCGGTGGTTCAAGTATAATCACATCTACTGATGCATCAACGTGGACAGCACGAAGCAATCTATTCAGCAGTAACGGTGGAAATAGTGTAATATATGGTGATGGTTTATGGATAGCAGTCGCTGCCGATAATGGTGGGTTTAATTGGGCTACATCAACAAACGGAACGACTTGGACACTCAGTCCTACTTACGAGAATTTAACTGAAAATGCAACAGCAATAGCATACAACACTGATTATCAAATGATTCGCACAAAACCATACGTCGCGCAAGTTTTAGTTTTCAATCGCATTCTCACCAACGACCAAAGACAAAAAGTTGAGTCTGAATTATATTATAAAACAGGAAGAGAATATTATTTGGTACCCAATAATCCTTATTTCGCTGGTCCTTCTCAATCTATTGTAATTGAAAATGTTCAAAATAGATTATCTGTAAATTATGCAAGAGCCATTGCTATTGGTTCTAATGCTGGTTTCACTGGGCAACAATATGCTACAATTGCTATAGGTACAAATGCTGGTAAATTAACACAACAAGTAGGTGGTGTAGCAATAGGATTAAGTGCTGGATTTAATAATCAAGGACAAAATGCTTATGCTATGGGTTTCTCTGCAGGTTATAATTTACAAGCGAGTGGTGCTATGGCTCTTGGATATATGGCTGGATATGACAATCAAGGAACAAATGCTATTGCTATTGGAAATAGTGCAGGTTATTCTAGTCAAGGTTCTAATGCTTTAGCAATTGGTTACCAATCAGGATATTCAGCACAAAGAACTAATGCTATTGCTATTGGATATCAAGCTGGATATTCAGCACAAGGAACTAATGCTTTAGCCATTGGATATCAAGCAGGATATTCAGCACAAGGAACTTTTGCCGTTGCCCTTGGATATCAAGCAGGATATAAACAAGGAGAATCATCAATTGCTATAGGATTCCAAGCCGGAACAACTCAAGGAATTTATTCTGTTGCTATTGGATATTTATCAGGAGTTAAACAAAGTGATAGATCTTTGGCAATTGGTTCTTTTGCCGGTTACACAAATCAAAGTTCAGACACCGTAGCTGTTGGTTTTAATTCTGGATATGTAAATCAAGGAACTTTTTCTGTTGCTATCGGATATTATAGTGGTTATGCATCCCAATCACAACAGTCAGTAGCTATAGGAGCAGAGGCAGGATATACAAATCAATCACAATATGCAGTAGCAATTGGGTACCAAGCAGGTCAGCAAACAATGGGTTTTGGAGCAGTAAGTATTGGTTATCAGGCAGGTAGATATAGTCAGGGAACAACAGCGGTTTCTATCGGTTTAGGTGCAGGTTTTACAAATCAATCAAGCCAATCTGTTTCTATAGGAAATGAAGCAGGAGCCAATTCACAAGCTTCAAGAAGTGTCTCAATTGGTTATAGAGCAGGTTATTCAAGTCAATTTTTAAATACCGTAGCAGTTGGTTCAGAGGCTGGATATTTAAGCCAAGGTAGTTTCGCAACGGCTGTTGGATATCAAGCCGGATATTATAATCAAGGAAGTTATGCCGTTGCTATCGGTCAAGTAAGTGGATATACAAATCAAGGTTCTCAAGCAATTTCTATAGGATATCAAGCAGGTGAAAATAACCAAGGAAATTCATCAGTAAGTATCGGTAGACAGTCAGCAAGATATTCACAAGGAAATAATGCCGTTAGTATAGGATATCAAAGCGGATATCAAAATCAAGGAGAGAGTGCTTTGTCAGTAGGATATAATGCTGGACAATATAACCAAAGTACTGGTTCTGTATCAATTGGTTATAAATCTGGTCAGACAAATCAAGGACAATATAGCGTTGCTATTGGATTTCAAGCAGGTCAAACAGGACAGGGAGAATACTCTGTTAGTATTGGAAATGTTGCAGGTTCTGTGAATCAATCACCGTATTCAGTAGTAATTAATGCATCTGCAACAGGACCATCAGTTCTTAATCAAGGTTTATATATAAATCCAATTCGTCTGAATACAGGGGCATATAATTACATTGGATGGGATTTAGATACAAAAGAATTAACATATAATCCTAATGCACCTGCAACAGGAACAACAGGATATACTGGATGGACTGGATGGACAGGGTATACTGGTGTAACAGGATTTACCGGATATACCGGTTTTACTGGATGGACTGGATGGACAGGGTATACTGGTGTAACAGGATTTACCGGATATACCGGTTTTACTGGGTACACAGGATATACAGGATACACAGGATATACGGGTTTTACAGGGTATACGGGTTTTACTGGGTATACGGGTTTTACTGGGTACACAGGTGCCCCCGGATTTTCAACTAACACAGGTGCTACTGGTCCTACAGGTCCTGCAGGATATATAGGTTTAGATGGTGCTACTGGTCCTACAGGATATACCGGATTTACAGGGTATACGGGTTTTACAGGGTATACCGGATTTACAGGGTATACAGGTTTTACAGGATATACCGGATTTACAGGGTATACGGGTTTTACAGGGTATACGGGTTTTACAGGATATACAGGTTTTACAGGATATACTGGTCCTACCGGACCGTTAGGAACAGTTGGTGAAATTGATGTTTATTTTAGTGGAGTATCATATTTGAGTAAAGTTGTTGTAAATAGTTATATTTCTACAACGCCTGAATATTTATTTTCTGGTCCAACAAATACAACTATTACAATAACAGATCTTAATCCTATATTCACATTCCCAATATCTGTAGCATCTTGGGGTAAAAATTTCTTGTATACCTCAAATCCTACTAAATATAGATATGTTGGGTTATTTAATCAGACATCTTGCAGACTTGATTATGATGATGATGCAAGAATTTTAACATTTATTAACGCTACACCAACTAATTTAGGTTGCCCTGCTACAAATAATTTACCAGAAGAAGAAACATTAGTAGCAAAAATATTATTAACGTATAAATTACCAAGTTAATTAAAAAATTACGAATTTGAAATTTTATAAAATTATTTATAAAATTTAGATATATAAAATAAAGATATGAATTATTTATTTTATAAAACTAATTTTGAATCAGATGATATTGTTATTATCGATAAATTCGAAGATAAAGTCGTAAAAGGAGTAAAAGAGGAAGTCGAAGAAGATAAAGTCGAAGAGAAAGTCGAAGAAGATAAAGTCGAAGAGAAAGTCGAAGAAGAGAAAGTCGAAGAAAAAGTCGGAGAAGAGGAAGTCGGAGAAGAGGAAGTCGGAGAAGAGAAAGTCGAAGAGGAAGTCGGAGAAGAGGAAGTCGGAGAAGAGGAAGTCGGAGAAGAGGAAGTCGAAGAAGAGAAAATTGTAAAGGAGGTCGAAAAATTTGATTTTTCTAAATTACCGCCTATTCCTATTCGCGTCAGAAAACCCATTAGAAAATATAATACAACATTTTCAGTTTCTTTATTTTCACATAAAATTATTGAAATTTATTCTAATAAATCTGTTAATTTAGGTATCGGTGTCGGTATTGGAATTGGTTTTAGTTTAGGTTCTGTTTTATCGTTATTTCTAATCTCACAAATTAATAAAAATCAAATAAATTAAAAAAAATTTATAAAGTTTTCTTTATAAATAAAATGGCAGAAAATCTTTCACCTGAAGAAATTATAAATATTAAAAAAGTTTTTTATCATATTGATGATACAGATGACAAACGTTATTCTAACAAAGTCATTGATAAAGTTATAGATTTCGATGAATTTAAACGCGCTATCAAAAGTCTTAATCTATCAATATCTGATTTTGATGCAAAATCAATTTTTAATGAAAATTTGAATAAAGAAAAAAAAGGTATTGATATCGATACTTTTATTAATTTAGTTGCAAAATATGCAACATCTTCCGATGAAAAAAATAAAGCACTTGAAGAATCAGAAAAAAATATGAATGAATTTTTATCTTCTAAAAAAAGTCGATTTTCAAGTGGCGGTAGACTTCATATGTTTAATCCTATAAGCACCGATAATCAAATGAATTATGCTTGTAATTATAAACCCGACCCTATTCCTCGTCTTGAAAATGTTTACATTTATCCTGATGCTGAAAAATTTAAACCTAAACAATACACAAATTTTAGAGAAATCAAAGGTGGTCAAATCGATTATTTCCCAAATAGAAGAACCGTTATTGATAATTTCAGGGAACCTGTTTTCGTAAATAATTCTTTTATTCAATCTAAAATCTACATAGACCCTATGGGTTCAATAAAACCGGAATATACTCGTATAAAAACTAAAAATAATGTTGAGATTGACCAATTGAGAACGATTAGAGATACTTGTGAAATGAGAGAAGATATATTAGCAAGACAAATGGCAAAAGACAATAGAACTCGATATGAACCAAAATGGAATTTATAATACTTTTTTTATTTTTTCTTAACCAAATAACTGGTTAAGAAAAACAAAATATAATCTAATTTTAACCTCGTTGAGAATGTTTATGTATTGGATACATCTTTTGTTGCCAATGTTCTGCATTGACTTTTCTCATTAATCTGGATTGCATTTCATCTCTGAATTGCATCATACTATCGGTGTAATGTTTATCCGCAAGAGCATGAATATTCGAACTATATTTATTTCCTTCATTTTCTATCGCTCCATATGAATCCCCAAATGGTGTTGTATCTATATGATTACGCGTAATATAATTTGGCATTTTTACAGCATTAATATCATCATAATAAAATCGTGGTTGTCCAACATTTTTATCAAAATACCCTCGGTATGATGTTCCATAACCATGAAATCGTGGATCATATACATTTGACATATTTACATTCTCATATGGTTCTATCACTTCATATTCATCTTCCGGAAAAGTTTGCTGTGTACTTATTCCAATATTTGAATTAATAGGCTCATTTCTTTCATTAATTTGATAATTCCCAGGTGTTATAATTTGTTTAAATATATTTTCTTTATATTTATCTTTAAAATATGAATTAGTTTTAAAATCTTTATAATATAAACTGTCTTCAGTATTAATATGATTATTTTTTGAATTAATTTCGTATGGAAATTCAAAGTTTTCTTTAACACTTTCTTTTTCTTTAACACTTTCTTTAACACTTTCTTTATTTTCTTGTGTTGATTTCATTTTATTTTGTTCCAACTTTGCTTCCATTGCTCCGACATTTCCATATTTTGATTTACTTTTCTTTTGTTTTGATTTACAATCAAAATTTTGTGGATATGAATAATTCATCGGTATATCAGCAGTTATTTTATATCCTGAATCATTATCATATCTATTCTTTTTTGCATTAATTGTAGAAATTGTATGACTATTATTCTTTCTCCAATAATCAATATCCATCGCTGGCACAGGAATTACTGGTGGGACCAATGTTTTTGGATTTGGTCGACCTACTAAAAGTTGATTGTCAGTAGGACGGATAAAATTTGGATTATAATCTTTAGAATTAAAATTATTCGTACTACTTAATTTATTTTGATTATATGTAATTTTTGCTACATTTTGGTCATCAGGTCTTGCGCATTTATAATTTATTCTACTTGTACTTGTATTACAATTTCTTGTCGGTTCATCTTTCATTATATTATAACTATTATCATAAACCGGTTGTACAAAAGTATTTTTATTTGCTCCACCTATGTTGAAATTTTCATAATTTTCAATCATTTGTTTCTTTTGTTTATAGTAAAGAATAATTATTATAAATAAACTTAATACAAGAAATAATATATTATTTTTCATATTAAATAATTCTAAAAATACTAATACAATAAAAACAAAAATTACAAAACGAGTAATAGAATTCATTTTTGATTCAAGCGTCATTTCTTCATTAGGAATAAAATGATGTTCATAAAACAAACAATTCATATTTTCAAACCAAAATTTATTATTTCTCATTCTTTTAATTATAAAATTTTTTATTATTAATTTTTTTTTTAATTTTTTTGTTCAAAATTAAAAAAACTATAATTTTAATATGTAAATCCTAATTCAAAAATTCTTTCACTTTCATTATTACGTAATGAAAATGGATTTTCATTTGTAAAATACATATAATAAGCACTAAAACTACAGAATTCTTGTTCATCTTCCGGAAATTCATTTGCAAAATGTTCATTTATAATTTTATGTTTTTTTATCATTGGTTTTATAATTCGCATAATTGGATGATTAATTTTTCTTATCAGTTCTGCTACTGGATGAATATTATATGTCATAATTTTATTATATAATTCTATAGGTATAAAAATAGCACTCATATTATTTACGATTTATACTTTAAACTGTTTTCAAAAATCCATATCATTTAAACATTTTATACAAATATTTTTAATAATTTCAAATTTCTTATATTTTTTATCTAAAAATCGAATTGTATTAACCCTTTCATTTTGTTTACAAATTTTATCGCAATATTCACAAATATAAGAACCAGTTGATTCTGGTTCAATGGAATAAAATTTTTTCATAACATTAAAATCTTCATCTTCGTCTTCTTTTACATCTTCTTCATCGTCTACTTTTACATCTTCTTCATCTTCGTCTTCTTCTATTACATCCAAATATTCATCTCTACCATCTATTTCTTTTTCACTTTCTTCTTCTTTTTCACTTTCTTTACCATCTATTTCTTTTTTACTTTCTTTACCATCTATTTCATTTTCTTCTTCGTCTTCTTCATCATCTTCATCATCATCTTCTTCATCTTCTTGTTCTTTAATTTCTTTAAAAATGTCTTCAATTTCCGCATTCATATCTTTTTCTTTTTCTACATCAAATAAAAACATTTTATTTAATTGAGAAAATGTATATTCATCTTTTGTACGGTCTAATATATCTGTTATTATCATATATACTAACCGATATTCTCTTTTTTCTTTTTCATCTTTTTTCTCATCTATAATTTCTTTTCTATATAATGTTTTAATTCTATCATAAAATTCATTCGAAATTTCCGGAAAATAGTCAAAATTTTCTTTATTGTATATATGTTTTAACAAATCTTTTATATTTAAACAATATTCATTATCATCTTCTTTATATATTTCGATATCTTCTATTTCACTACTAAATTCTTTACATATATTTTTCAGAGAATTATATTTATCTGGTATCGCATAAATATATTCATCTGAAAAATCCATTCTTTCATATTCTACTTTTGTGTAGTATGAATATATAATCAAATTCTCTCCAAATTGATAAATATCCTTATCCATTTTATATGTCATATGTACTATTACACGATTATTGAAATTACTATCATTACATAATAATTCAGGAATTTTATCATTCATATTTAAATTTAATATTTGGTCTGGATTATAATATTTTTTCACTAATCTTTTTCTAAATATATTATCAAATAATTCAGAATCTAAATAAGAACATATCGAGAAAATATATGTAGCATATTTTCGAATCGTCATATTTTCAAAATTAATATTTTCAAAAATATCTTCATATGTATAATCAGTTCCGATAATATCAAAAACTTTAGAAATATATGATTTACCAAGTTTTGTAGCATATGAATCAGGTTTTAACGGTTCATCTAATATTTTATTTACTGATGTTTCATTTAATTTTGTATTAATATTTTCAAAGTAATCTTGTTCATTTCTAAATATATTTTCATCTTGAATTATAAAATCGTCTTCTTCTTTTGCAATAATTTTAAATCCTAATTTTATTCTTAACAAACATTTATCTTTATATATTCCTTTATTACCATAAAATGTTAAAACATCTCCTTCCTGTTTTTTTGAAATATTATCATTTGTTTCAATATCAAAAAAATGTTTATTGATTTGATGCCATTCATTACCATCCAAATCTGTGAATTTTATTAAAGAATTAGTTTGGATATTTTTAACATACATATTGAAATTTAAAACACACGTTTCATCTGGTACTTCGCAAATAAATGTTTTCTTTATAATATGTTTTATCCATGGTCTATTTATGAAATTGAACAACTTACCGCTATATATCATTTTTTTATACTCATCAATTTCTTTATCTATTTTATTTTTCAAATGTACCTCTTTTATATGTTTTTCTAATTTTTCATATGTTTCAAATTCTTCTTCGCAAATTTTATTATCACTTAACATATAATCACATATTAAACTATATGGTCGTATTTCATTTACTATCTGCGGTTTTTCTTTTAATTCTAAATCTTTAGAAAATAAACTGTAATATTCCATAAACGATAATTTATATTGATTCAAATATCCTCGTATCATTTCAATCAACAACGAAATACTCATATTTTCTAAAATTTGATTAAACATATTAAAATATTCAGAAGTTTTATAAATTTTTTCATTTTTAACAACAGCAGTAAACTTACTTTTCATAATTTCATTTATTTTTTTAGAAACATCATTTTCATCATTTAAATTTAAATCCAATAAAAAATTTCGAAGTTTTAAATGATCATTAAATGCCATATAATTTGTTTCTTCCAATTTTATTGCTTCTTTCTTCTCATATATGAGTTGATTTAATGTATCAATTAATTTAATCATTTTTTTATCAGTCATATTTTGCATTTTCGGATTGAAAATGACATTTATTTTTTTAGCGATATTTTTCTTATTTTCGTATATACCTCTTAATTCAGATAATTCTTTACCTTCTAAATTTTCTATAATATCTTCTTCGATTTCTTCTTCGTCATCATCTTCAGGTTTATTTTTTTCTTCATTTATAATGTAAGCAAATTTATTGTAATACCCAATAAAATTATAAGAATCTTTATCATTTCTTTGTTCAAAAAACCATCGAAGAAATTCCGAAAATGTTTTTACATCGTAATTAGTTATCATTAGAGATAATATAGTTTGAATCTTTTTATCATCGATATTTTCAAAAAACATAACAACTTCATTTTGTAATTCAATATCATTATCAATATCTTTTATTTTCTTCAAAAATTCTATAAATTTTTCATCATCTACATCATACAATTTTGGTTGTTCTTTTTTATATAATATACGTTCTTTATCTTCTTCTGTATATAAACCAGCTAATTTATTACTTTTTTCTGTAATTCCTCTCAAATGTTTTATAATTATTTCTATAATAATATTTCGATATTTTTCGCCAAAATATGATTTAGTTGTGTTTACAATATCTCTTAAATAAACAGGTAAATTTATATTATACTCTGTAATCATTTCTTTCAATTCCACATCCGATTTATTTACAAGTTCTTTAATAATCGCTTCATTTTCTTCGCGTTTTTGTGCCATTTCTTCATATTTTTCTCTTTCTTCATCTGTAAATTCAACCAATTTTGGATCGTTTACATTATATATTTTCTTTTTCTTTTCTGGAGATTTTTCATAATAATCTTGAGAAGAACCAATTATATCTTGTGATTTTTCTGAATCTATATATCCTGAAATTTTATATTCTTCTGAATCTATTTTATAATCACTTGCATTTTCATCAAATTCGTCATCTCCCATTTTATCAAGAATCTCCAAAAATCTATTATTATCATCTTCATTTATTGCACGTAAATCTTGAATTTCATTATACAATTGATTTATTAAATCGATTGATACTTTTTTATTATATAATTTAAATATTTCATCTTGGATTTCTCTATCATCAATTTCCGTATCATAATTAATTACATTTCTTGTCGGTTTTCGATATAATACCTTTGTAATAATTTCTACATCATTATTATAAATAATATTTTCTTCTTCTAAACTATTAATTTTATTTTTTGATTCAGAACCAGATTTTTTCGGTTCTTTTTTAAATATTTCAATTAAACGGTTATGGTCAATAATAAAATCATTAAGTTTTTTTAATATACTTTCAGCTTTTCTTTTTATTTGAATAACTTTTTGATAATCATTTTTAAGATATACCATATTTTTTTTCAAATTATTCTGTGCATTTTGAGTAATTGTTAATTCTTTATTCAAAATTTGTAATTCATTTTCATATTTTTCTACTTCAGATATAAAATATTTTAATTGTTCTTTTTCATCTGAAACAGTTGCATATACAGGATTATCAGAATTTGGTTGATAAACTTCTATTTTTTCACCTTGTTCGATTCTTTTTATTTTTTGTTTTATGTCGTTTGCAACATCTTTATTACCTTTTATATTTTCATTTAATGTTGCAATTCTATGTGTTGTATTTTCAATATAATCCTTATTATTTTTAAGACTTTTAATAGCATTTTTATATTCTTCTTCAATAGAATTCAAATTCTGAACATAATAATTATCATTTTTGACGACATCTAAATCGGTTTTAGACATTTTAGAAATTATAATTTTTTTGTAATATTTATTATAATTTTCTGGACTTTTTTTCTTGTTTGAAATAATTTCTTTCAATTCTTTTTGTAAACGTTCTTTTTCTTTCTTATCAGTCGTCAAATGTATTTGTGTTGTTATTTTTTCTTTATAAAAATTATCAAGATTCATCACGTAAGTATTAAAATGTTCTTTTAACGATATGCGATTTCTTATTACGCCTTTATTTCGTTTGATAAAAGAATGAATAATAACATTTAAATCTTCATCACTTTGGTCAGCCATATAATTAAATATATTTATTATATCATCATCGAATTTACAATCAGAAGAAAACAAAAATTTATCCATTTCATCTCTGATATTTTTAATATCTATTTTGACAACTTTATTGAAAAAATCTAAAATTGTATTGTTATCGCAAATTGGAATATTATCAAATAATTCTTTTGTCTTAATTTTATTATTTTTTTCTAATCGAGAAGCAAATTCTTTTGCTTGCAAAATAAGAATCGTATTACTTGTATCTTGAGATAACATAAAATTAATTACTGTTAAACTTAACGGTTCTATTGAATCACGAAAATTTATCAAACGATTTCTTATATCATCAGTTTTCTTCAAGTTTTTAAGAAAATCAAATAAATCGTTTGCCTTAATTTCATTATTTTTAGCAAATTCTTTTGCTTGTAAAATAAGATTCATATTACTAATACTTTTATCTTGAGATAACATAAACTTAATTACTGTTAAACTTAACGGTTCTATCGATTTACGATAATTTATTAAAATATTTCTTATATCATCAGTTTTCTTCAAGTTTTTAAGAAAATCTATTAAATTTTGAATTTGTTCTCCTCCGCTTTCTAAAACTTTAATAGTTTTCTTTCTCTTAATTTTTGATAATAATGTAGCCATTTTATTTATAATAATTAATAATTTTTAAAACAAAAAAAAAATGAAATTTAAATTATTATTAATTTAAAATTCAAAATGATTGATTTACCTTTCGATTTATTAATAAATATTAGCGATTTTTGTTCTGATAAAGAATCTTTATATATCGCTTTATCTTGTTCAGATGTATATAAATTATTTAACAATAGATTTGCTAAAACATTAAAATATAAAAACAATGATGATATATTTAGTTTTATAGATAAGATGTGTAAATATTCAAAAACAATAAATTCTATACAAATTGATAATTTTGTAAATCCGCAAATATGGATACCTTATTTTCCTAATAAAATATTATTAAATTGTTCTATTCATAAAGATATAGACCCATATGAAACAGTTTATACAGAACATTTATATATTCTAAATTTTTCTAAATGTTCTATTATGATTAATTTTGCAAAATTTCCATATTTAAAGACTTTCATATATAAAGGTTGTTTATCAAATAAAATCGAAGATATTAAAAATAATTGTAAAAATATTCAAACAATAGAACTATTCAATTTCCATCAATGATTTTCTCATATTTTTTAATAAATTATTATTTTTGTATGATTTTGAATTTTCTTTTTCAAACATTTTAGAAATACAATCTATACTATCCAACATATTTTTCGTTTTGTAATTTTTTTCAATAAATTTACAAAACTCGTCTTGTTTTTTTGGATTTTTTACGAATTGTAATATTGAATCACTTGTATTATTTTCTTGACACCATATCAAAAAATCCTGATATATGTTTAATATAACTGCGTTTAATATATAATACGATAAAATACTCGTTTGTTCTTTATATAACTTCCTTAAATTTGAACTATATTCATTGTCAGAATATAAATCTCTATAAGTTAATCCCATATGATGTAATATTTTTATACATTGAAAAAAACAATGAGTTCTTTCTAAATTTATATATTTTTGTGTAAAATTTTGATATTGTTTATATGTTCTATCTGAAACCAGATAACTTGTAATCAAAACATTTAATATTTTAGCCCACGCATCTGTATAGGCTTCAAAAAGTTTAACATCCGATTTTACAGGGAATATTTTTAAAATAAATTTTCGAGTATTATCATTATCCATTCCAGAAAAATCAAGTTCGAGATTATGCATTGTTTCGTGAACAAAAACTTTATACCATTCTTCTTTTCTGTAAATTACAATATTAGATTTTTCTTTACACGTCATTGTAAATCCCGTATTAACATTTATTTTTCCAATCTCTTCATGTTTATGTTTAGGTAGTTGCTTTTTCAAATCTGTAAGAAAAACATAAATATTTAATTCTTTAGAACAAAATGTGTTTTTTGCATATTTTATAACAACGTGCAACCATAAAATAATTCTATATATTTTACGTTTTATTTCTTCTATTTTAAAATTTTCACCAGTAATAAAAAATATATTTACAATTTTATCGTATAATTTTAACGAATACGTAATATCATATTCAACAAATTTATCTATATAATCTCTAATTGGTTTAATAATATACCCGTGATCATTAGATTTATTATAATTATTGTTTTTTATTTTTTCTATTTCTGGACTTATATCAATGGTTTTGAGAAAATTCTCAGCATCAACAAAATGATTATAAAATTCTTTGAATATTTGTTTTGTTTTATTTGTTTCTTTATCTTCATCTATTTTGCACTTATTGATTTTTATCGATTCCATAATTTCTTTGCAATTTTTTGTTAGACTGAATTTCATTTATTATATAGAAACAAAAAAATTTGAGATTCTGGAAAAATCGATCAGGAGATTTTTTTTAAAAACTTTTTTCATTGTTTTTTTAGAAAATAAAAATTCAAAAATAAAAGTTTTTCAAAAATAATTTTTTTTATTTCAAAATTTTTACTTTTCTGGAAAAAACTTTTCCGCCAAAAGTTTTTCCGGAAAAAGTTTTTGGCGGAAATCAAAAAACATCGGATTTGGATGTAAAATCGTCGACACACACATGGAAAAATGTGTGTGTCGACGATTTACGAGCGACTTTTTAAACTGAAACCAGTTCAAATTTAACTTTGACCCAGTGATTTCTGTTTAAAAATTCATTTTATACTGGGTTTCAGTTTAAAATGGTGAAAAAACACCCAAAAAATGATCGATTTATGTCGATTTAAGTCGATTTAAATCGATTTAAATCGAAATAACAAATAAATTTATGAATGTTTTAAACAGTAATTCAGTTTAAAATATTAAAAAAACGAGTTAAGACGATAAACAAATGTTCAAATATATGATTTTAAACATATATTATATAAACTGAATTTAGAGTTTCATAATAACATAACATTTAATGATAAATATTCAGTCTAAAAATTTGAGATTCAATTAGGAAATTTTGTTTTTTGAAAATCAAAAAACATCGATTTTGGATGTAAAATCGTCGACACACATATAAAAAAATGTGTGTGTTAGGGGTAAACATGCGATTTTTAGACTGAAATCAGTTTAAAAATAGTATCGAACCGATAATTCCAGTATAAATTATCATTTTAAACAGAAATTCAGTCTAAAATGACTAAAAAAACCTTAAAAATACCAAAAAAATATCGATTTAAATCGTCAAAAATGTGTGTGTTAGGGGTAAACATGCGATTTTTAGACTGATTTCAGTTTAAAAATAGTATCGAACCGGTAATTCCAGTATAAAATATCATTTTAAACAGATTTTCAGTCTAAAATGACTAAAAAAACCTTAAAAATGCCAAAAAAATATCGATTTAAATCGTCGACACATATGAAAAAATATGTGTGTTAGGGGTAAACATGCGATTTTTAGACTGAAATTAGTTTAAAATGTAATTGAAGCAATGAAACACGTTTAAAATATCATCTTAAACATATTTTCAGTTTAAAATGACTAAAAATACCAAAAAAATATCGATTTAAATCAAATCAATAAGAACAATAAATCGTTCAGGAGATTTTTTATAAAAACTTTTTTCATTGTTTTTTTAGAAAATGAAAATCCAAAAATAAAAGTTTTTCAAAAATAAATTTTTTTTATTTCAAAATTTTTAATTTTTCATCAAAAACTTTTCCGCCAAAAACTTTTCCGGAAAAACTTTTTCCGGAAATCAAAAAACATTGGATTTGGATGTAAAATCGTCGACACACACATGGAAAAATGTGTGTGTCAGGGGTAAACGAGCGATTTTTTAAACTGAAACCAGTTTAAAAAGGGTGTCGAACCAGTGATTTCTGTTTGAAAATTCATTTTATACTGGATTTCAGTTTAAAATGGTGAAAAAACACCCAAAAAATGATCGATTTATGTCGATTTAAGTTGATTTAAATCGATTTAAATCAAAAGAGATTTAAAAAATGTTGTTTTAATAATAATAAATGTCTAACAAACAAATATGCGAGCATTGTAATAATGAATTTATAAATTTGAATTCATTGAAAAGCCATCAGCGTAAATCTAAATATTGTTTAAAAATACAAAATAAAGAATTCAAATGTGATAGTTGTAATAAAATATTTCATATTTATAAAGATTTTTCAAAACATAAAAATGATTGTTCTTTCGTTTTAAAAATTAAAGAACTTGAAGAAGAAAATCGCGATATTATATATTACCAAAGCGAAAATGAAAATCTTAAACAAAAAATTATTGATATCGAAAAAGATAAAAAAGAATTGAAAGAACAAATTAAACATTTACAAGACCAATTAATATCAAAATCTACAACAACTAATAATACAACAATTAATAACACAACAAATAAATTCGTAAATGTATCAGTAATAAATTTAAATGATGATAATATTAGAAATCTAATTGAAAACAATTATAATATTGATGTTATAACAGAAGGACAAAAAGGAATAGCAAAATTTGCTAAAAAATATATATTAACTGATGAAAATGGTGATTCAAACTATATATGTACTGATAGAAGTCGTAAAGTATTCAAATATAAAAATAGTTTAGGAGAAATTGAAATAGATGTTAATGCTCAAAAATTAACAAATAAAATAATTGAAAATGGATTGATTAATAAAACAGTAAATATATCACAACAATACTGGACTAATGACGACAATACAATAGATAATGATAAACTTCATTCGATATTACAACAAACAAATGAAATTAATAATATCAAATATAATAATTCAGTTTTCAAAAATGAACTGGCTAATATAACAAATATTTAAAATTATAATGATTTAAACAAATATTTACTTATAATAAAATGGAACAATTATTCAATCCCGTAAGTGAATTTTATGCAAATTATAAATTCAACAATCTACCTATTGTGATGTGTACAAATTACGAAGATGTGCTAAATAAAGCAAAATCCGTAAACTCAAGTTGTATTCTTTTGAATAAAGATAAAAATGTTGTTAATGATAAAAATTTACAAATTAATTTTTCTTTTGATTCAAAAATTGAAGTTGTTTTAGTTCTTAATGTAGAATTGAAAGGTTCTTCTACATTAAAAGTTAGCGGTAAGAATTTTTCTTTATCAAATATTCATTTTACTGATGGTGATAAGAATTTTAAGAATTCTAATTTCTTTGTTGAAATTTCTGCAGAAAATTTGAAGCTTATAAATTTCAGTATGATTAACGTTAGAGTTAATTCTCCAGATACGGATTATATTTGTGTCAAGACAAGCGCCAAAAATTTCCAACTTTTTAATTCAGCATTAAACGGTAAATTTAATAACGGTGTTTTCCTCCGTTTTGATTTCCCTCTAAATTGTTATGTAAAATGTTGCGCATTCCAAAATTTCAGTAAATTGAGTACTCCAAATGGTGGAGAAATGATTCGTTTGGCTACAAGTCAATATGAGAAAAATGAAGCGAATTGTGTTATCGACCAGTGCTATTTTAATAAATGCCTTGGCGACCCTGAAGTAGTTTCAGTTAAATGTTCTGCAAATACTATCAAAAACTGTATTTTTGAAAATAATGATTCTTCTAAATTAGTTTTGAGACATGCTCATAATATTAATGTAAATAATTGTTATTTCTCTGGTTCTGGTATGCGTGTCTATGGAACTGACCATAAAATCGATAATATTCAATTAGTTAATGAGGCCAACATTTCTCTTGATAATAAAAAAGGTTCCAGTTATGTAGTTGCTGAAAATGTCAAAGTGAATAATGTTTCTTTTGATAATGTAAAAACTCCGGTGACAAACAATGGTAAAAATTGTACTGTTACTAATGTTGTAAAAGGTTTGAAAATTAATAAAAGCGATTTGTTAAAGCCAACACCTACTCCCACGCCTACTCCAACACCTACACCAACTCCTACGCCAACTCCTACACCTACTGATCCTGATGAGGATCCTACTATTCCTAAAATTATTATAATTCCAGAAACTGTTGAACCAACTAAAATATATAAATTAAATGAGAATCTTACACCAAGTCAAGTGAATGAAATTCTTGATCAATTTCAACTAAAATTAACTTAATTTCTTGTATTATTTTTGTAGACACTACAAGAAGTATTGTCTATGATTTTTTTCTTAACCATAAAGGTTAAGAAAAAAATGACGTAAATTTTACACCAAATTAAGTCATAATTTTTCTATTTCTATTCTTTTAATTTTTTTATTTCTTCTATTTCTTTTTCTACTCCTTCAATCTCTGTTGTTATGTATTTTAATTCCAATTTATCTATTGAATCTTTATATTTTAAATCATCTATATCTTTTTTATTTTTTTTAAGTTTTTCAAGTTTTTCAAGTTTTATTTTTAGTTTTATATCTTTAGGGAGATAATTAAAGAATTTTTCATAAATTTCGTTCATTTCTTTTACCATATCATCTAATGTCAGTTTTAATGATTCAAAAACATACCCGTAATATTTTCCATTTTTAAATGTATTAGATGTTTGTAATCGTTGTAAAATAGGAGGTATAGAAATAAATTTTTGCATCTCATTATCATATAAAAATTTATCTTCATTTATTAAACTAATTTTTTCAGGAACAAATATATACAATGCAGATGAATTACGTGGTATTCCATATACTTCTATACCATCATAATATTTATGCGTTATAGGAGTATAATTATAATTTTTTTTGTAATTAATTTTTCCTGATTTAAAAGCTGCGATAACCTCTTCATCAGTTAACTCATTTAAATTTGTATCAGGATAATAATCTCGAATATTATTAGCTAATAATTTCAACTTTTCTTCTTCAAATCCTCCGTCTCTTATTTTAACACTTCTCTTAGATCTTTTTAAAATACGTCTTGTTTTGGACTTACTTTTATTATTTCTTCTAGATTTTGTTCTTTTTCTTAATTTATTAAACATTTTATTATATAATATTTATATTTTTTATTTATTTTTTAATTTTTAATTTTTAATTTTTAATTTTTAATTTTTAATTTTTAGAAAGATATTCAAATTCACTTTCATCAATTATATATTCTGTAAAATTTTCAGGAATATTCTTTTGAACACTTATTCTTTGACGAGACCAAAGTCCGATAGAATTAATATAGCCTTCTTCAAGAAGGATTGCTAATGGATGTATTTTTGTAGTGCTTTTTTCTTTATCTACATATTGAAAAGTATCATAATTTATGATATATCGAAACTCATTTTCTTTCGCGCAATATTCTTTAATACAATTATCACGTGTCGTATTTGGATTAATATCTTGAGCAGTTACATCACTTTTATAATCAGATTCAGATTCAGGAATAGTTAATACAAATAAATTAACTTGGTGATTTTTTTCATTTTCAGCATTATCACCAGCCAAAACAACACGTTGTTTATACCATAAATTACCAGGAGATAATAGTTTTTCCATTCTTAACATAAAATAATTATTTTTATATGCCATTTCTAAAAATTTAGAACCACCTTCATGACAAAATATATAAATAAACTGAATGAATGTTTCATTTAATAAACAGACAAAGCGAAAGTATTGACCCATATTTTATATAATTTATATAATGTCTTAAAATCAAAAATCAATTTTAAAAGAAAATTTTAATCAAATAAATGAAAATAACAAAATGTTTGGTAGCATGTGATTTAAATGATGTTTATTTAGATTTTTATCCTCTCGTTCGTAAATATTGGAAAAATGTTGTCGGAATCGATACCATTTTAATTTTGATTGCTGATGAAATTCCTTATAAAATGAACGAATTTCGCGATGAAATTATATTATTTAAACCGGTAGATGATATTCATACCAGTTTTCAAGCCCAATGTATTCGAATACTATATCCATGTCTCTTCCGTAGTAATGAAAATATTATCATTTCTGATATGGATT